ATGGGGGTGTCCGCGTCCCACATTTCGTCGGTTGGAGCCATGATATCTATGCCATCGGGAACAGTCATGGTGCCCGCCAGTTCCTGACGAAGATTGGCCAGCCAGTTCGGCAAATGGTCCGAACTGCTTTCGGACATTGGCGGATAGACGCGCTCACCGCAGCGGGAGCACATGCGATACGGAGCCTTGCCGTCCGAGGATTTCGTGATTTCGATCCAGACGTGGTCGCACGTCATCCCAGCCTCCGCATCTCGGACCCAGTATCCGGGCACCTGCAATTATTGCAGGATGCATCAATACCATCCGGCCCATTCGAACCGCCAGAACCCATCGCGACCCGCGCGGCCGGCGTCCTTGTAGCGACCGATCTTCGGAGGCCAAACAGCAGGCTTATCAGGTGGGGCTCGCCAGTCGGGGCGCGGCAGTTCTTGAACGAGCAGAATCTCGCCGACGTGGTTGTATCGTACCTCTCCGCTGAGCGGGCCTCCGCAAAGCCGGATATGGGGATAGTTTATATCGCTCATCTCGGCACAATCGTCCCTTCTTCAGCGCACTCGAACGCCTGCTGAAGCAGTGCGATCAGTTTCGCGTGGGCCTCCTTGTCCCACACGAGAAAAAGTTGTTCACGGTCGAACAGTCCATCGCGACCGGCGCAGTCATAGTCGGCAGGCTTGCCTTCCTCGCCGTGCAACATGGCGATGCGATCATCAGAGATGTCGCCGCTATCCTGCCACCCTTCCGGGAACGGTTCGAGATCCTGGCAAACGAAATCTTGGCCGCAGGTGTCCCATTTGATCTGCACCCGACCACTTGGGGCCAGGTCGTGATAGCTGCCGTCCGCAGGCTGCTCGGGCCACTTCATGAACACCGTGCCTGCGGGCATGGCGAGGAAGGTGGCGCGGTCGACGATTCTCATTTCGCCATCATCCTGACAGCGCGAAGGCGTTCGATCATTTCGTCGACCGAATACGCTCCGATGGAAGACATGGCTCGGAAAGATGTGACGACGATGGCTGGGGCGTCGATCAGTTCTGCGGCCATCCGCTGGCTGTCGGTGCGATCGAGCCCCGTCGTTTGAAAAATCTCTGCCGCAGTCATCGAAAGTCACTTCTAAAGTGAAAGTCATTTATAGGCCGCATCGCAGCCCTGTCAACGCGGAATCCGACATTCATCAGAGCGGTCGAACCGAGCCAGCGCCCGTTGTCGGATTCATGGCGATCTCGTAGCGCGCGAACCGGTCGGCCCCATCGTCGCAGACCAGGACATAGGCCGTGCGATTGGCGGACTGGCCCCAAAGGCCCTCACGCAACTCAGTCGGCGGATCGCACCAATAGCCAGCGGCCCTGACGACATCGGCTGCCTGGGTCCGAAGGCCGGCAGTATCGACCTGGGATTTAGCAGAGCGGGCATCGCTCGTGTCGAAATCGACACACTGCGAGACCCAAACGCAGACCCCGATGACCGCCACTGCGACCAGAATGTTGAAGCCCGGCTTTCCCATTGACCCCTCACAGCACCGGGTTGATGAATAGCACACGGCACCTGCTGGTCCAAACTGGCACTATCCGCAGCCCGTTTTTGTGTTGGTAGTTTCGTTGGTAGCGCACCGGATTGTGATGCCTTTTCAAACACTGTGGTTCCTGCAACCGGCACCATTCCCCTTCACCGTTTGGACCAGAAAGAACCAGCGCGATCCGCAAACACCCGTTGCGACTGGCATTTTTCGGAAAATCGGGCTTTTGTTTGGACCAAGCCGGACCATAGGAGCCCGCACTTGTGTTGGTAGGGCCTGTTGGTATTGTCCCCGGACTTGCCGGGATACCAACAAATGCCGCTGACCGACACCGCCTGCAAGAACGCCCGTGGCCGAGCGACCGCCTACAAAATGACCGACGGCGCGGGGATGCACCTACTGGTCCAGCCCAACGGTGCCCGGCTCTGGCGCCTGTCCTATCGGTTCGAGGGCAGGCAGAAGACGATCAGCCTGGGTGCCTACCCCGACGTCATGTTGGCCGAGGCCCGCGAACGACGGGCAGCCGCGCGGAAGGAACTGGCTGACGGCAAAGACCCGTCACCGAGGGCCAAGGCGGTTGCGGAGCAGGCCCCGGACAACCGACCGACCTTTCAGGCCGTCGCCGACGAATGGCTGGATGGCATGAAGGTGCGATGGGCCCTCCCGCACTTTGAACGCGTGCGGCGTCGGCTCGAGCGCGACGTCTTCCCTGACCTGGGCGAGTCGCCGATCGAAGACATCGGTGCCCAAGACGTTCTGGCGGCCATTCGAAAGGTCGAAGGCCGCGGGGCGATCGACATGGCCAAGCGGTCCCTGCAGAACGTCAGTCAGATTTTCGGCTACGCCATCGCGTGCGGCAAGGCGCAGCGCAATCCGGCCGCGGATCTGGTCGGTGCGCTGAAGCCCGCGCCCAGGGTCCAGCACCAGGCCAGTTTGAAGGTCGCAGACGTTCCTGAGTTCCTGATCAAACTGCGCGCCTATGACGGTGAAAAGCAGACCCGTCTTGCCGTCGAGGTCGTGATGCACACCTTCGTTCGCACCAGTGAGATGCGAATGGCGCAGTGGTCCGAGATCGAAAAGGACATCTGGCGGGTGCCGGCCGAACGGATGAAGATGGGCCGGGAGCACATCGTTCCGCTGACGCCTCATGTCCAGGGACTGCTTGCCCAACTCAAGGTCATTGCCGGCGACAGTCACTGGGTTCTGCCCGGCGTGCGGGGCAAACCGATTTCTGAGAACACCATGCTCTACGCGCTCTATCGAATGGGCTATCATCATCGCGCGACCATTCACGGGTTCCGCTCTCTGGCCTCGACCGTGCTGAACGAAAGCACGCTCTTTCAGGAGGACTGGATCGAGCGCCAGTTAGCCCACGTTCCTTCCAACAAGGTCCGCAGCGCCTACAACAACGCCCGCTGGATGCCGCAGCGGCGCGCGATGATGGAATGGTATTCCGCGTGGCTTCTTCGTCAGGACGACCTGGCCGACCTGCTCGGGTGAACTTTCCGGGTTGTCTTTCACATTAGAAGTGATTATCCGCTAGGTCTCGTTTGACCCAGTGAGAACCACAGATGCCCGGCCTGCTTCGTCTCCCCGCCGTCAAGTCGAAGACCGGGCTGTCGAAAACGGAAATCTATCGGCGAGAGAAGCGGGGCGATTTTCCGGCCCGGCGCAAACTCAGCAGCCGAGTCACGGTCTGGGCCGAAGCAGAGATTGATGCCTGGGTCGCCGCCGTCCTGGGCTATCCGTCCGACCTGTCGGAGATCCTGGGATGATCGACGACCTGGACTTTCTAGACATCGATACCGACGTCGTTTCGAAGACGATCGTGCCCGTGAAGGGTCGTCGGGGTCGACCGACGCGAGAGGAAGCGGCTGCCAAGATCGCGGCTCGGGCGGCTGGCGAGGCTGACGGCAAGATCGAACTGCCGGACAAGGGGATGTTCTATCGCCCGGTCGGCGTGAAGTTCCTGGCCGATGTGTTCCGCAAGGAGCAGCGGGCGATCCACAAGGCGCTTCGGAAGTGCCCGGTCATGGAATGGGGCACGCACCAGAACCGCCCGGTCCCTCTGTGGGACTTCGTCACGGCCGCCTCCTATCTGGTCCCCCCGAAGGTGGACCTGATGGACTACCTGTCGAGCCTGAACGGCAACAACATCCCCCCGCACCTGAACAAGATGTTCTGGGACGCCAAACTGGCCAAGCAGCGGTGGGAAGAACGCGCCCGGCACACCTGGAAGGACGAAGACGTGCTCGCGGTCCTGGGCGACGTGGCCATGACCATGAAGGACGCCATGCAGCTTTGGATCGAGAACCTGCCCGGCAAGGACATGATGACTGCCGAGCAATACGAGGCGCTGACCGCCAGCGTTTCCGATCTGCAGGATGAGATCACCAAGAAACTGATCAAGATGCCCAGGAAGCGGCGGACCCAGAGCACGATCACCGAACTGGACGGTGAGATCGAGCAGAACGAACTCGACGCCATCGGTGACTATGATGATGGCGACGACCTGGAAGACATGCTCGCCTGATGTTCGCCTCGATCGAGCAAATGGTCGCCCAGACCTTCGAAGCGGCTCGGCCCAACGAGCGGCTGAACGTCGTCGAGGCGGCGAAGAAGTATGTCTTCATCCGCCAACCTGGGTCTTACGTCGGCTACTGGTCCGAGAAGAAGGCTCCCTACATCGTCGAGCCGCAGGAACTGATGACGAGCCTGGATTTCACAGGCGTCATCTTCGTCGGCCCGGCCCGCTCGCTGAAATCCCAGATGGCGCTCAACCTGGTCGCCCACACGGCCAAGACCGACCCGACTGACCTGCAGATCGTTCACATGACCCAACACACGGGGCGGGACTGGTCGAAACGCGAACTGGGCAAGATGCTGCGGGACAGCAAGGAAATCGGCGCCCTGCTGAAGCCCGGCCGGCAGAACGACAACACCTTCGACAAGGCGTTCATCTCGGGGATGAACCTGATCATCAGCTGGCCGACGGCGACCAACCTGTCCGGCAAGACTGTCCGCATCAACTTCATCATGGACTACGACCGGATCGAAGATAACATCGACGGTGAAGGCAACGCGTTCGACCTGACCGACAAGCGCGGCGAATCGTTCAAGCGCTTCCGCATGACCGTGGCCGAGTCCTCACCCAACCCGGACAAGGAAATCGCCGATCCCAAGTGGCGTCCGAAAACGCCTCATGAGGCCCCGCCGATCAAGGGCATCTTCTCGCTCTACAACCGCGGCGACAGGCGGCGCTGGTACTGGGAATGTCCCTCCTGCCACGCCAGTTTCGAGCCGTCTTTCAAACTGTTCAACTATCCCAAGAGCACCGACCACATGGAAGCGGCCGAGATGGTCACGCTGCGGTGCCCACACTGCCAGTTCGACATGGTTCCGGGCCATAAGGAAGAACTGAACAGCGGCGGTCGGTGGGTCAAGGACGGCATGGTCTGGCGTCCCGAGAGCCGAGACATCGTCCAGATCAACGGGGAGCGTGTGGCCCGCTCCGACATCGCTTCGTTCTGGATGAAGGGGCCCGCTGCGATCTTCCAGGACTGGGACAAGATCGTGCTCAACTACCTGCGTGCCGAGCAGGAATACGATGACACCGGGGACGAACTGCCGCTGCGCAAGACGATCACGACCGACCAGGGCGAGTTCTATATCGCCAAGTCGCGGCTGTCGGAGCGGGCGCCGGAAGACATGAAGAACAGGGCCGAGGACTGGGGTTCGACCGAAGACAGCCCGACCGTGCCTCGCGGGGTCCGCTTCCTGATCGCGACCGTAGACGTTCAGGCGCGGGCGTTCGTCGTCCAGGTTCACGGCTTCACGGCCGAGAAGGACATCGTCGTCATCGACGGTTTCAAGATCACCCGCTCGGCCCGCCTGAACGCCGACGGTGAACGCGAGATGATCAATCCCGCCGCCTATGCCGAGGACTGGGACCGGATCACCGAGGAAGTGGTTCGCAAGTCCTATCCCGTGGACGACGCGACCGGGCGGATGATGTCGATCCGCGCGACAGGCTCGGACAGTGCCGGCCGCGAGGGTTTCACCACGAACGCCTATGCCTGGTGGCGACGCCTGCGGGACGGCGGCGAGGGTCTGCACCGCCGCGTGCTTCTGCTGAAGGGCGACGGATCGCCCAAGGCCCCGCGCACCGCCGTCTCCTGGCCGGACCAGCAGCATAAGGACAAGGATAGCCCGGTGCGTGGTGACGTGCCGGTGCTGCGGCTGCAGTCGAATGGCCTGAAAGACACTGTGGACCTGATGCTCGCGCGCCGTGTCGATCAGGCCGAGCCGGGCGGCGGGATGCTGCGCTATCCGAAGTGGATGCCCGAGTGGTTCTACGCGCAGATGACGACCGAAATCCGTACGGCGAAGGGCTGGGAAAACCCACGCCAGCGCCGCAACGAAGCGTGGGATCTGGCCTACTATGCCGTCGCGGTCGCCATCCGTCCGCCGGACATCGCGACAAACGCCCCCTGGGTCGTCTTCCGCTGGGATCGGATCGACTGGGATAAACCGCCGTCCTGGGCCGCACCCTGGGATGAGAACGACATGGTCTTCGATCCCAAGGCAACCGCCGGTCTGATCGAGCCCGCGAAGCCCAGGAAGTCTTTCGCCGACCTGGCCAAAGACTTGACCTGACTTTCAATAGAAAGTAGAAAGTCGCGTTTGACTTGAAAGTTGTAGCGTTTGCGGCGTAATAGGGTGTCGGGATTTCCCCGAGGGCCCATCCGCGCATGACTGCTGCCGAACGACTGGTCGAAGCCGAAGCCGCGCTGCACTCAATCCTCACGGGTCGAGGCATTCAGCGTGTTCAGGACTCGAACGGTGAAAGCGTCACCTATACGACCGCCAATGTCAGCCGTCTGCGTGCATACATCTCGGACCTGAAAGCCGAGATCGCCGGCACCACGCCGATGAGCGGGCCCATGCGTCCGATGTTCGTCTGATGGATATTCCGTCGGACCTTGCAGAACTGCTCGACACCGGTGCCTCCCCCGCCCTGGTCGATGCAGTCGCGCCCCCCGCCGTGTCGGCGGTCGCGGTGGGGGGCGATGCGGCCTATGAGGGCTCGAGCACCTTCGACCAGTTGGCGCTGTGGGCGCCGTCGATCCGTTCGGCCGACGCCGAAATCCTGCCCGAGAAGCCGACCGTCGATGCCCGTGTGCGCGACATGCTGCGGAACGACGCCCATATCCAGGGCGCGAGCACGCTGCACAAGGACAACATCGTCGGCGCGACCTATCTGCTAAACGCCAAGCCGATGTCGGCGGTGCTGTTCGGCAAGCGCGATCCGGTCTGGGAAGAAGAATACCAGGAGGAAGTCGAGACCCGCTTCCACCTGACGGCCGAGAGCCCCGAGTGCTGGCTGGACGCGCAGCGCGTCAAGACCCTGACCGACATCGTCCGACTGGCCGTGGGCGTAGACCTGGCGGGCGGCGAAGTGCTGGCCTCGGCGGAATGGATGCCGAACGACGGCCGTCCCTGCCGCACGGCGATCCAGATGGTCGACACGGATCGTCTGAGCAATCCGTTCAATCAGTGGCGGTCCAACAAGATTCGCCGCGGCGTCGAGCGCGACATGCGCGGTGCGCCGATCGCCTACCACATTCGGATGGGCCATCCCTCCGACTTCACCAACCCGCAATCCTACATCTGGAAGCGGGTCATGGCCCGCAAGCCCTGGGGTCGCCCGCAGATCCTGCACATCTACGAGCAGATGCGGCCGGACCAGTCGCGCGGCATCAGCGGCATGGCAGCGGCCCTGTCCGAGATGAAGATGCTGAAAGGCTTCCGCAAGGTTGAACTTCAGCGCGCCGTCCTGGCCGCCACCTACGCCGCCAGCATCGAATCCGAACTGCCGGCCGCCGACATTTTCCGTTCGATGGGCGGGAACGACCAGTCTGCGAACCCCTCGATCGAGTGGATGCGCGAGTATCTGGCCGCGATCCAGGAATACTCCGGTGCGTCCAAGAACCTGACGATCGATGGCGTGAAGATACCGGTCTTCATGCCCGGCACGAAGCTGAACCTGAAGAACCCCGGTGCCGAGAGCCCGGCAGGCGACAAGTTCGAGCAGTCAGTGCTGCGCTACGTCGCCTCGGCGCTGAACGTCAGCTACGAGCAGCTTTCGCGCGACTACAGCCAGACGAACTATTCGTCAGCCCGCGCCAGCCGCGGCGAGACCGAGAAGCACCTGGCGTCGCGCAAGAAACGCGTGGCCGATCGCACGGCCAACTTCGCCTATCGCCTGTGGCTGGAAGAACAGATCAACGCCAACCAACTCGAGACGTTGAAGCGTCGCGTGGTCCCGTCCTTCTACGAGGGCCTGAACGCCGAAGCCTATTCGAACTGCGACTGGATCGGCGCGGGCGCAGGTCTGATCGAACCCCTGAAAGAGACGCAGGCCCTCGTGCTGCAACTCAAGAACGGGCTGAACACCAAGGAAAACGTCATCGCGCGTCTTCATGGCGGCGACTGGCGAATGGTCTCGCGTCAGATCGCTCGCGAGATGGCGAACGACTCTGAACTCGATATTCCGTCGGTCTTCTCCATGGCCATGAGCGACGCCGAGAACGCCCTCAGCGGCACACCGCAGGAGCGTGAATCGTGAGCCTGACCAACGCCAACCCCTTCGCCGCTCGCTTCCAGAACAACGAGCCCGTCCTGGTCGCACCCGAAGCGCAACTGATGTTCGCTGCGTGTCTGCAGCAGGCGTCGCAGATCCAGTCGCGGATCGACGCCGCCACCGATCAGCCGAAGATGGATACGGACGGCTTCTGGTTCGCGCCGGACGACTGGCGCGCGGCCTACCGTCCCTATGTCGTCAAGGACGGCGTTCTGCTGATCCCGGTGAAGGGCGTTCTGCTGAACGACTTCTCCTACAACTTCGGTTCCTGGGCGACCGGGTATCAATACATCTGGCGCGCGTTCGAGCGTGGTCAGCGCGACCCCGAAGTGAAGGGGATCGCCCTGGTCTGCGACACGCCCGGCGGCATGGTCGCGGGCAACTTCGAACTCTGCGACAAGATGCGGGACTATCCGAACCGCAAACCCGTGCGCGGCTACGCGCATGAGAGCGCCTATTCGGCTGGATACTCGATCATCAGCACGTCCGATGAGGTCACGGTCAGCCGCACAGGCGGCGTCGGATCGGTTGGCGTCGTCACGTCCCACTTCGACGTGTCGAAGGCGATGGAGCAGGCCGGATATTCGATCACCTTCATCTACGCCGGCAAGCACAAGGTCGACGGCAATCCGTACGCCGCCCTGCCCGACGACGTGAAGGCGCGCATCCAGGCGCGCATCGACGACATCTACAGCATTTTCGTCGCCTGCGTGGCGCGGAATAGGGGACTGGATGAGCAGGCGGTTCGGGACACCGAAGCCCTGACCTACAGCGCCCCGGAAGCACTGTCGATCGGACTGGCTGACAAGATCGGCCCGTTCGACGACGCCCTGGCTGACTTCTCGGCCAGCCTCAACCCTCAAGAAGGAGACGAGACCATGGCCGATCTCACCCAGGCCGACATCGACAGCGCCGTGGCCAAGGCCACTGCCGACCACGCGACGGCCCTGGCCGCCGCTCGCACCGAAGGCGCAACCGCCGAGCGTGCCCGCATCAGCGCCATTCTGGCATCGGACGAAGCCAAGGATCGTCCGAAGGCCGCCCTGTCGCTGGCCCTGAAGGGCGGCATGGATGCCGAATCAACGACCGCCGTTCTCGCCGACCTGCCCACCGAGGCCGCTCCCCAGGCTTCCGGTGCCGGCGTGGGCAACGCTTTCGCGGATGCCATGAACCGCACTGAAAACCCCAACCTGGGCGAAGGCGGTGAAGGCGACGACGGCAACGGTGAGAAGGCTTCCAAGGCCGACTCCGTCTTCGCCCTGCGCGGTCACAAGCGTCCCAAGGCCGCCTAACCCCCGATCATCCCTCTCGAATAAGGAACGACCACCATGGTCAACATCACCGATCGTTCGGCGGGCGCTGGCGTCCCGGCTCAGTGGAGCGAAGACATCACGGCCGTCGACATTCCCCTGTGGACTGGCGACTACCCCGCCCCTCTGACCCAGGATCTGATCGTCGCTGCATCGCAGACCATTCCGGCCTATACGCCGGTTGGCTTCGACGGCTCGGGTCGCATCGTCCCGGCTGTCTCGGGCACCACCCAGGCCATCGGCTTCACGGTCGCGGCCATCGCCAGCCCGTCCGGCTCCAGCTACATCGGGGCTCCCATCTACCGCTCGGGCGTGGTCAACCCCGACAAGCTGAACTGGCCGGCGTCCTACGACACCGAAGCCGAGAAGTTCGCCGCGTTCAATGGCGCTCCCTCGCCGACGCAGATCGTCGTCCGTCGCCCGAAGACCCTGTCGGTCTAAGCCGCGCCAATCTTTCACTTTTGATGGGATAAACACATCATGGCACTCGAACTCTGGACTTCGGGCGAACTGTACGAGACCCTGACCGACGATCGGATGGACCCGATTCCGTCGTACATTCTCGACACGTTCTTCACCGAGACCTTCTTCTCGAACGATCAGGAAATCCTGATCTCCGAACTGCCGGACGCCTATCGCGTCATGGCACCCTTCGTGCTGCCCAGCGAGCAGGGCAAGCCGATCTTCAAGGCCAAGGCCGAGAAGGTGAAGTCGATCACCCCGCCCTACATCAAGCCGAAGGACGCTGTTCGTCCGCAGGATGCCCGGACCCCGCGTCCGAGCGAAATCCTGCGCCGTGCGCCCCTGACGCTGCAGGAGCGGTTCAACCTGCGCGTGGCCGAGGTCATGGCCTTCCATCTGCGTGCGATCAAGATGACCGAGGCGTGGATGGCCGCGCGTGGATTCATCGACGGTCGGGTCACGATCAAATACGATCGCGATCAGGGTCAGCCGAACCCCGAAGTCATCCTGGACTTCGGTCGTGACGCCGGCCACACCGTCGTGCTGTCGGCCGCGTTCTGGTCGGACCCGGATCACCCGATTCTGGACGACATTCAGACCTGGGCGAACACGATGCGCCTGGCGACGCGCGGCGGTTTCCCGTCGCAACTGTGGCTCGGTGCCGAGGTCGCTCCGTTCTTCAACAAGAACAAGCAAGTCATCGCCGAGATGGACACCACGGTTCGCGGGAACCAGGTGAACGTCCAGACCGGCATCATCCGCTACGATGAGCCGATCACCCGCCTGGGCACCGTCGGTGCCGGGATCGAGGTCTTCGTCTACAAGGATGAAGTCGAGAACGACAACGGCGTGATGGTCGACCTGCTCGATCCGAAGGACATCCTTCTGGTCGCGCCGGGTGCCCGCGGCGTTCGTGCCTATGGTGCGATCTACGACGTCGATGCGATGGACGAAGCCACGGCGATCGACATCTTCCCCAAGATGTGGCCGAACCCCGACCCCTCGGTCATCTACCTGATGCACCAGTCGTCGCCGCTGCCGATCCCGCTGCGCCCCAACTGCACCTTCAAGGCCACCGTCCTCGACGACGAATAAGCCCGGCGGCGGCTCTACGGGGTCGCCGCCACTTTTGTTTTCACCGCACCAGAAGGATACCGAGCATGGCTCGCAAGAAGTATGTGGCCCTCGCCACCGTCGATTATCGGAACAATGCCGGCGAGCGCGTCTTCGCCCGTCCCAACGACAAGAAGACGAAGGGCGTTTTCACCGCCGACTACACCGAGGCGCAGGAGCAGCGCTTGATTGATCGTCGCGCCATCCGCGTCGCGACCAAGAAGGATCTGGCGCCCGACACGGCGGCTGAGGACGAAGACGTCGGCCAACTGCCGCCCGGCGACGGTCTGCCTGACATGACCGTGTCGCAACTGAAGACCCTGGCCGAAGACGAGACGATCGACCTGGGCGAGGCCAAGACCAAGGCCGAGATCGTCAAGGCCATCCGCGCGGCCCGCCTGGCGAAGCCCGGAAGCGGCGAAAACGACCTGCTGGCGTAAGCCTGCAACCGGGCGGCCAGTCGGTCGCCCGGACTTTCACGTTCTGAACAGGGACTCACGCGATGTCTGATTTCGTCACCGTGAAGGTGCTGGGCAACCACACCGTTCACCACTCTCCCGACCCCGAGAAGCCCGAGGAAGTGAAGACCTCGGCCGACGCGCCGTTCAAGATGCGTGTCGAACAGTTCGCCGAACTGGGCCCCGAGGGCCTGCGTGCCGTGCGCAAGGCCGGCAAGGATGATCGTGAGCCGGTCACCCCGCCTGCCGCAGGTGGTCCCGGCGTCGGCCAGGGCGGCGTTCGCACGTCCCGCTATTCGGTGGAAGAACTCGCCGCCTTCGCACCCAAGCACCGCGGCGCGGGCAAGTTCGACGTCGTCAACGGCGAAGTCCTGGTCCAGGGCGGCTTCGACAGCAAGGATGCCGCCGAAGGCTGGATCGTCGAGCAGCGCAAGGCCCTGTCCGAGTAATGGGCAGCTGGCGTGACATCAAGCGCGCCATGCGCCGGGATGTGCATCGTACGATGCTTGTCCCGGCGCTCTACCTTCTGACGCCTACGAGCGCCCCCCTGCTGGTCAACATCCGCCCGCACGTCACCTTCGCAAAGGGTGAGATCGAGGGCGAGAACGGACTCGCCGCCATGCTGGATCAGCGACCGCGTGTTCGCTTTGATCGCAAGGAAATCGATATGCCCGAGACAGGGGCAGTGCTGCTGCTGACTGTCGAGGAAGGCTATCGCGTGGGCGAGAGCGACCCGGCTGACGATGAGTTCGTCTTCGCCCAGGTCACGGCGATGACGCAGGAGAAGACCCGGACATTCGATTTCGCCGCGCTGAAGGCTGCGGCGACCCCGGCCGTCAATCCGACCTACGCCGACATTCTGACGGGGGTCATCTGATGGCCGATTCCTTCGTGTTCCTGTCGGTGTCGGGCGGGCTTCAGTCCGTGATCAGCGACATCGAATCCATACCGGCAAATATCCGCATTGCCGCTGCACGCGCCGTGAACCGAACAAGCGAGCGAGCCCGCACCGCGTCAGCGCGAGAGATGCGCGGTCAGGTCAACTTCCCCGCTCGATACCTGTCGTCGGCCGATGGACGGCTGTCGATCGTGAAGAAGGCCAGTGCGGATGATCTTGAAGCCGTGATCCGTGGCCGGGGTGAAGCGACATCTCTGGCCCGGTTCATCACTGGCGGCCAGAAAGGCAAGGGCGTGCGGGTCGAAGTGAAGCCGGGCGTGGCTCGCTACATGAGCCGAACATTCACGTTCAAACTGAAAAACGGCAACACCGGGCTCGCGATCCGCACATCAGGCGGCCCCCCAAAGGGTGCCTACAAGCCGAAGAAGCTGAGCGAAAACCTCTACCTTCTGTACGGGCCGAGTGTCGACCAGGTGTTTCGTTCGGTTGCCGAGGACGTCGCCGAGCCGATGGCTGACTTTCTCGAGCGCGAGTTCAACCGTCTGCTGGACCTGGGGAGCCTGAACTGATGGCCGACGAACCTTTTCGCCTGCGCGTCAAGAAGGCGCTCACCGCGGCGATCAAGACCGTGACACCCGCCAATGGGTATGTGGCGGACCTGGCGGATTTCACCAAAACGAGCGGCAAGGCGCAGAGGCGGGTCTTCCGTGGCCGGCTGCAGTTCGGCGACAATGACCCGATCCCGATGGTCAGTATCCTCGAACATCCTCGTGCGCTCGACGCGCTGCTGGCACCGGACCACGACTCGCAGCGGGTCGGCGAATGGGATCTGCTCATTCAGGGCTTCGCCGATGACGATTTTGAAGACCCGACCGACAACGCAGACATGCTGGTGGCCGACGTCATCAAATGTCTCGCCAAGGAAGGCAAACGCAAGGGCGGCAGCAACGGGCGGGAACCGAATATTCTCGGTCTCGGCAGCACCATGCCCTGCGTCACCAAACTCGCGATCGGCTCGCCGGTCGTGCGTCCCGCGGACGGAGTCAACTCGGACAAGGCGTTCTTCTGGTTCACCTTGACCCTGACCCTGGCCGAGGATGTCGAACAGCCCTTTGCTTGACGACATTCTCACGTTAGAAGTGAAAACCCCCTCAAGGAGTGGACGAAGATGATCAAGCAGCACACTTACGGTTCGGGGGAAGTTTCCTTCGCTCCGTTCCTCGCCAACACCCAGACGCCGACCGCGCGTCGCTATATCGGCAACACGCCCGAGTTCACCCTGACCTCGGAAAGCGAAGTGCTGGAACACATGGACGCCGACCACGGCGTTCGGTTCAAGGACGATTCCGTCCAGACGTCGTTCATGCAGTCCGGCACCGTCGTCACCGACAACATCGACTACGAGAACGTCGCCCTGTTCTTCCTGGGCACGTCGTCCAGCCTGGCCGTGACGTCGGCCACTGCCGTCGTCGACACCGTCGCCGCAATCGCGTTTGGTACCTATCAGTTGGGCGTGACGGCTAATCGTCCGACCGGTCATCGCAAGATCGCCTCCGTGGTCGTGACCGACGGCGCAGGCGGCACGCCGGTCACCTATGTGGCGGGTGTCGACTACGTCATCGACGCGGAATACGGCACCGTGACCTTCCTGGAAGGCGGCACGATCGAGGCCGGCGATCCTGCCACGATCACCTACAACGTGGCGGCGTCGACCCGGAAACAGGTCATCTCGGGCAACAAGACGATCGAGGGTGCGCTGCACTTCAAGTCGTTCAACCCGGTCGGACCCAAGACCGACTATTTCATGCCCTGGGTGAAACTGACCCCGAACGGCGACTTCGCCCTGAAGGCGGACGACTGGCTGACCCTGCCGTTCAGCATCGAAGTCCTGAAGAAGGGTGATCTGGCCCCCGTGTATGCGGATGGCCAGGCGTCCACGGTTTAAGGGGGCGATTGACGATGGCACTCGCCGACATCGCATTCGCGTCCAAGGTCGAGGTTCCGGTTCCGGGCGGCAAACACGCCGTCCGGGGCCTGAACCTGGTGGACATCATGGGCCTGATCGAACGCCACAAGGCTCCGATCACGGCCGCCTTCGCCGACCTGTCCGGCAACACTGACCAGGATCTCTCGGCAGCCGGCGCCATTGGTGCAGGTCTGCTCTCGGCCCTTCCCGAAGTGGCTGCCGATATTCTGGTCGTCGCGTCGGACGAACCGCCGGAAAACGTGGGGCCCGCCCTCAAGATTCCGGCGTCCACCCAACTCGTGCTGCTCGAAAAGGTCGCCGAACTGACGTTCGCGGCCGAGGGCGGCGCGGGAAAAGTGCTCGAGATCGTCCTAAGCGCAGTCGGAGGCGCAACAAGTCTGCTCAGGGGCCTCAAAGCCTAGACGAGTGGATTTGGGGGGTGCGTCGCCAGGTGAGCCTTCTCCTGGATCACGGCCACCCCCACGCGCAGTTCTATCCCCTGCGCCGTGTTTGGGAGGAAGCGTCTCTCGTGGTCGAGCGGGTCAACGCCCTGCAGGCCCTACAGGCGAAACTCGTGAACAAGGCGGTCTCGGCAGTGCTGAGCAAGAAGGCGTCGAGTGATTTCGACAGGACGATGAAGGATCTCTCGGATGGCTAATCGCGACGTCAACCTCGTCATCAAGGCCAAAGAGCAGGCCACGAAGGCGGTTGACTCTGTCGCGAACGCCCTGCGCGAACTGGCCGATGTCCAAAAGGATGTCGGCCAGTCTGCCGCAAAGACCGACGGTCTCCTGGGCAAACTCAAGAATGAACTCGCGGCCCTGGATCGCGAAGCTCGTGGTCTCGCGGCCCTGAACAAGGTCGCCGGGCAACTGGACAAGGCCGCTGCCGCTGTCGGCCGACTGGATGCCGCCGCCGCCCGCGCCGCTCAGGATCAGGAGAAACTGAGTGCGTCGCTTGAGAAGGCGTCCAAATCCGCCGCCGATGCGCGGGCCGCCACCGAAGCCGCGAAAGCAGCATACGACAAGCAGCGCGCCGCCGTGGCCGCGCTCACCGCAGAGCAGCGCAAGGACAAGACGGCGACGGACGCCGCCCGCGCCAGTCGTGACGCGCTCAAGGTCTCGCTGAACGAAGCCAATGTGGCGCTGAAGGCTGCCGAGCGAAACGAAGGACTGCTGCGGTCACAACTGTCGGCCGCAGCCGACGCCGCCGATGAGAGCCGCGTCGCCCTGGCCGGTGCCAACGAAGAACTCAGTCAGATCGCCGGGCTCGCCAACAAGGCGTCGGCAGCCCTCGGCGGTGTCGAAGCGACGCAGGCGGCCGTTGCTGCCGCATCTGCGCGCGCTGCCGGTGATATCGAACGGCTGAACGCGGCTCTCGGCCGGCAGGCAGGCGGCTCGACAGCCGTGGCGTCGCCGACCAGTGCGGCGGGCGTGACCAGTGCCTACCGTCAGCAGATCGCCGCCGTGGATGCGGCAAAGGTGGCGTGGCGTGAGGCCCAGGCCGAGGCCAACAAACTCGCCACGGCGATCCGCAGCACCGAAGCCCCGACGCGCGAGCAACAGACGGCCTTCCTGCTCGCACAGGCAGCATCGCGTGCGGCGAAGCAGGAGTATCTGGCCCAGGGTGCGGCTCTGAACCAGCTGCGCGGTAACCTGGGCCAGTACGTCGCCGCTCAGCGTCAGGCCAACGTCGTCACACAGCAGGCGACGGCAGGCGTGCGCCAGTTCGTTCCGGTGACATCGACGTCCGGTGCCGCCATGCAGCAGGCAGCGGGCCAGGGTTTCCGTCTGCGCGACTCGTTCAAGGCGATCTACGGCGAGTCGCGGCAGGCGATGAACCTGTTCCAGCGGCTGCGCGGTGAAGTGCTGTCCCTGGCCGCCGGATACGTCGGTCTGTACGCCGCGATCGGCGGGATCATCAGCGTCATCAACACCTACACCCAGTTGGAGGCGACGCAGTCCCGACTGGGTGTCGTCTTCGCCCAGAACACGGCGCGCGTCGCGGGCGAGATTGCCTGGCTTCGCGGCGAGGCGATGCGACTGGGCGTCCAGTTCTCGGTGCTCTCGGACGAATACGGCAAGTTCGCCTTCGCCGCCCAGGCCGCCAACTTCACGATCGAGGACACGCGCCGAACCTTCATGGCCATGGCCGAGGCCGGTCGCGTGATGAAAGTCAGCCAGGAAGACATGGGGGGCCTGTTCAAGGCGCTGACCCAGATCATGTCGAAGGGCAAGGTCCAGGCCGAAGAACTGCGCGGACAGATCGGCGACCGCATGTCGGGTGCCTTCACGATCTTCGCCGCGGCGCTCGGCGTCACGACGGCCGAACTGGACAAGATGCTCGAGGCCGGCGAGGTCGTGGCCAATCGCTCGACGATCGTCGCCTTCGCCGATGAACTGAATGAGCGCTTCGGCCCGCAACTGGCCGGATCGCTTCAATCCGTCTCGGCCGAAATGGGTCGCTTCTCGAACAACCTCGAGCAGGCGCAACTTCGGGTCGCCCAGGGTGGCTTCATCGACGGCTTCAATGGATCGCTGAAGGAGATGAACGCCTGGTTCGTCAGCGAAGACGGCATCAAGTTCTTCGAAGATATCGGCGCGGCGCTCGGCAAACTGGTCGGCATCCTACCCCAGGTCATCCAGAACATCGACAAGTTCGTCCTGCTGTTCCAGGTCTTCGCCGCCCTGAAGGTCGGTCAGGTGATCATGTCGCTGATCGGCGGCATGGGCGGTCTGAGCCTCGCCACGGCCAAGGCGCGCACCGACGTGCTCGGGCTCACCCTGTCGATGCAAATCCTCGCCGGCACGTCGTCGGGCGTCGTCCGCAGTTCGTTGATGGGGCTGACCGGCGTCATGGTCAGCCTTCGTGGCGGCATGATCGCCTTGGCCGCAGCGGCGCGCACCATGTGGGCTGCTATCGGTGGTCTGCCTGGCGTTCTGATCACCGGCCTGACGTTCATCGTCACGTCCCTGGTCGGCAAATGGCTGACTTCGGCGGACAAGGCCAATGCTGCACTGGCCGATCACGACCGAATGATGGGGCGTGTGCGCGAGGGCTACACGGCTGCCTCCGGCAACGTGAAGGACTGGGCCGACGAACTCAAGGATCTCAGCCTGGTCGAACTTCGCGTCAATGCGGACGATCTGGAAAAGAGCCTCGCCGATTCCAAGCGACGTATCGGTGCGACGGTTTCGGACTGGACGGACGATCCCCTGCTGTCGTTCAAGCCGGACCTGCAGGCGGCGATCGTGGCCTTCCTGGATCTCGCGGCGAAAGTGCAGAAAGGCGAAATGAGCCTGGCCGACTTCCGCAAGGAAACGGAACGCCTGGCGAATACGGACCCGCGACTCGACCGTTATGCCAAGCAGTTGCTGGACATCGTCCGTGAGGGCGAGAAGTCCGAGCAGAGCCTGAAGGAAAACGACGCGGCCATGCGCGCGCTCGGCGGCACGGCGACCGCCGCTGATCGTCAACTGCTGGGTCTGGAAAACGCCCTGGATGGCGTGAACGCAGCGGCCGATACATCAGCGATCGATGCCTATACGGCCGCGCTGAAGAAGTTGTCCGAAAGCGTTCCTGATCTCAAGGTCCAACTGGACTTCGAAGCGGGACTGAAGGAAATCGACGACGCCTATCGCAAGGCGCTGGAGAACGCTGGCGAAGGGACGGCGGAAAGCATCGCATTGATGAACGAAGCGACGCGGGTTTGGAAAGCGGCCCGCGAGGCGTTTATTCGTGAAAACTCGCGCGGATCGAGCGGTTCTTACATCGATAATCTGATGGGTGCCGAAAGCCCGGTGCAAGGTCGCAACACGGCCCGCCCAATCGACCCTGTCAGCGGTCGAGCGCGCTCATCGGCCGTCGGCGGAAGCCAATTCATCGAAGAGACCTGGCTGGTCCTGTTCCGCCGCCACTTCCCTGAAATGGCTTCGGGAATGACGCGGGCGGCCATCTTGAGCCTCCGAAGCGATCCAGAGATGAATCGCCGTATGACCGAACTGTTGACCGAAGAAAACGCCGCCATGCTGGCACGCGCCGGATTCGCCGCAACCGACACGAACAAATATCTGGCGCATTTCCTCGGCCCGTCTGACGCCATCAAGGTCTTGCAGGCGGATCGCGGGACGCCGATCACCGACATCGTCAGTCCTGCATCGGTTCGCGCCAACCCTGAAGTGCTGGGCCGCGGCCAGACTGCGGGTCAGGTGATTGACTGGTCCGCGTCGAAGATGGGCGTGTCCGAGACAGCCGTCGAGGCGCAGCAGCAGGTTGCAGACATCCTGGCCGACCAGCGTCGGGCCCAGGAGGAATACAACGCCGAGATCGCGACCGGCATCAGTCAGCGCGAGTTCGAACTGGCCCAGATGGGCCGGACACAGCGCGAGCAAGTCATCGCTCTGGCCTTGCGTCAGGCCGAGACCCAGGCTCTGGAAGATAACGTCATCCTCAGCGACGCTCAGCGCGAGGCGATCGTCTCATCGACGGGCGCGCTCTACGACGCACAGGAGGCCGAGCGTGGACGAAGTGCGATCCTCGAACGGAACACCGAACTGCTGCGCGCCCAGGGTGTCGAGCAGACCCGCCAGGAGTTCATCACTGCCGGACTGGCAGAGGCCAACATCTCGGCCGAGAGTGATTACGGTCGCGAACTCGCGCACGTCCTGGGTCTGATCTACGACGTCACCGCCGCCGAGACCGCCCGGAAGGCTGCACAGCAGGCGGCGGATGCCGCTGTCAGCAACCTTCAGGCGCAACAGCAAGCGCTGATGGAACAGATCACCTTCTTCCAGGAGCAGGGTCAACTCGGCATCGCGGGCGAACTGCAAATCCAGTTGGAAGGCGTGAACGCCGAACTGCTGAAGGCGGTCGATGCCGCGCTTGCCTTCTATCAGGCACTTGATCCTGCGACGAACCCCGGTGCGGCAGCTGCCATTCTGGGCTTGCAGAATGTGCGTAACGGCCTGAACGCCGTCAACACGACGGCCATCACGACCGGCAAGGCCATCAACGAGAGCATCGCCAACGGGGGTGCCCAGGCGTTTGATCGTTTTTCGCAGGCCATCGCCGAAGGCAAGAATGTGCTCGAAAGCGCGCGCGACGCCTTCCTGCAGTTCGCCGCCGACTTCCTGCGCGAAATCGCACAGATGATCCTCAGACAGGCGATCCTGAATGCCCTGGGTGGCGGTGCATCCGGCGGCCAGGGCGGCGCAGGTGGCGCGATCGCCGGTTGGATAAACGGTCTGTTTCGCCACAACGGCGGGCTTGCGGGATCTGGCGGCGGCTACAAATCCGTCTGGGCGGGTCACTTCGCCAATGCCACCCGCTATCACAGCGGCGGTGTCGTCGGGCTCGCACCGAACGAAGTGCCGATCATCGCCGAGAAGGGCGAAGAAGTCCTGGATGCGGGCGACCCGCGCCATCGCGCGAACGGCGGCATGAGCGGCGGGCCCGTCAACTTCAAGGCGGTCAATCTGTTCGACATCAACGACCTGGCTGAAGCCGTCATGGAGAGCGAAGTGGGCCAGAAGGTCTTGCTGAACGTGGTCCGCGCCAATCCGCGTGCCTTCCAAGCGGCGCTCGCTGGATGATGTGGCCCCTGGTTCCCAACTGGTCGAGCGCGGTCAAGGAGTCGCTCGCCTTCAAGACGGAGGTTCTGGTCAGCCGCGACGGGACAGAGCAGCGTCGCGCACTTCGGACGACACCCCGTCGCTCGTTCAGTTTCTCAGCCCTGGCCGACCATGATCGGATGCGGACCCTGAGCGCGTTTCTGGCAGGCTCGCCGCTCGCAACGAAGATGCCCGAGGTCACCCGCGGCGTCCGCTCAACGACGGCCCTGCCGTCGGGCGGCAACAGCATCACGGTTCGATCTGTGCCCGAATGGCTGGTGCCTGGTGCGGCTGTGGGTCTTGCCAGTCGCCGTCGCGTTCGCGAGTTCGAAGTGGATACGGTGGTCGGCGACGTGGTGCAGTTCACGAGCGCTGCCGATCTGGCCATGGCGTCCGGGGCCCTGCTCTCCCCTCTTGTCGAAGGCTGGATGTCCGACTCGGTCCAGGCGTCCATGCGAACGGGAATGATCGGAACCGTCGATGTCGATTTCGACGTGGCTCCTGCCACCGAGGCGGTCGATGAAGGCGAGATCGATTATGTCAACTGGTACGAAGGCCGTGAGATTTTCATGGCGCGACCGAACTGGGCGCGACCGGCGACCGCGCAGTTTCAGCATGACGTCGAAACGGTGGACTATGGTCGGGGCCGGGTCGCTCGCTTTCTCCCGGTGGACTTCGGCACGCGTGTCTTCCAGGCGGCCTATCTGAATCGCTCGGCAGACGATGTGCAATACGTCCGCCAGTTCTTCGCGCGGATGAAGGGTCAGCGGGGCGAGTTCCACCTACCCTCTTGGGAGGACGACCTGCCGCTCAAGGAGCGCGCGGAAGTCGGGACGTCGACCATCACGATTGCAGGCAGCGAGGTCTTCGCCGCCTACGCCGACGACCCGGTCCATCGCACGATCCTGATCACCACCAAGATCGGCCGCTACTTCCCTCGCTCCATCGAGTCCATCGCCCTGTCAGGCGGCGACAGCGTCGTCACGCTCAGCACGCCTTGGGCGTTCGACCTTGATCCGCAGGAGGTCGTGACGATCTCGTGGATGCCGGTTTGCCGGTTTGCCTCGGACAGTCTGACGATCGAATGGATCACCGACCAGGTGGCGCAGACGACCCTGGGCTTCAAGACTCTGCCTGCTTCAGCGGATGAAGGTGGTGCGAGCGAACTTGACGCACTCAGCGCATATATGCTTTCAACTTACGGGGAATATTTCACGGAATATGTGCTATGTGATCCGCTCGAATGGGCGGTGAATGTCCGGTATCCAGACATTGCGGGGATATGATGACGACGCCGGCCGAACTCGCTGCCAAGATCGAAAAACTGCCCACGAACCTTGATCGGCTCGATGGGATTGTGAACGGCCCGGCCAGTGGGCCCGGCTCAGAAATCGAGACCGACGACGGGCTCGTGAAGTCCGTGCCCCGCGTCGTCGCGGAAGCCGAGGCCGCACTGGCCGAGAAAATCGAAGAACTGGACACTACGGCCGCAGACCATGTGCGCGAAATCATGGCGACGCCAGGATTCGACACCCTGTATCCAAGTGCTTACCGAACAGCGCTGCCCAGGGGCGTCATGAGCGGCACCGTTGGGGGCACCGCGGTCACTGGTGCCACGCCTGGCGTCTACGCCTTGACCCCCAGCGGCGGCAGCATCACAGGCGTCCAGGCCAACCTCGTCGTCTCCTCCGCGACTGCCGCATCGATCCAGGTCGTCAACCCTGGCCTCGGGTCCGGCACCACGCCCCCCACCTGGGCCAAGCCGGCAGGGGCGACCCTGCCAGCCGGGACGACCCTCACCGCCGTAGTCGCCCCCAGGGTGCCCACTGCGGGTCAGTACCTCGCCCTCTCTGCCGACGGGTTCACGCTGCAGTCGTACCAGAACGACGGGTCGTCGACCCCTCTGCTTGTCCCCGACGTCAGCCTGCAGACCACTCTCGGGGCCTCGAGGTTCGCCAACGTGGGCTTCACCGGCACCCTCACCAACGTCGGCTACAATACCGCCACGCAGAACGGGCTGATCGGGCTCAACGTCGTCGAGACTTCGATCGCGTTTTCGTCTGTTTCAAAACCTCTGGCTGCCCCAGTGCCCGCTGGTAAGTACCTCACCGTCTTCTACCTCGGGGCCGGTAACGGCGCAGGGGCCAGGCTGTCCCTGCTCAGGCCCGGAACGGGCGTGGTGACTACTACGCCCCTTGCCATCACAAGGAACCGTCAGATTAATCGGGTGGAGTTAGTCAATAATCATGCAACTCTGTCTGCGACTGCTTGGCAGTTAGATAGTAATGGTGTCTCAGATACGCAGATCGTATGCGTCGCCATAGCAGGTCGCGTCTCTGATACGACGCCAGAGGTCGCGGCTCTGCTGAACACTCTGATGGCCATAGTCGAAATGACGCGGGCGGCCCACGAGGAGATGAGGCAGCAGACACGACAGGTCGAGGGGGCAGTAGCCCTGATCGACCGTGAACCGAATGCTATCCCCAAGTCGGCTCATGACTTTACTGTGAGCCCCTTTACGTCGCTGGTGGGATGTACCGTTGCGGCAGGTGTTGATAGTACGGGCTCGGCCAGCTGGGTAATCACGAAGAACACGAGCGGGACGGCCCGCGCCAGCAGCGCAAAAACTCTGAGCAGTCTTGGTGATCCTGACTACGTCTCCACCGCATTCGAGTTGGTACAAGCCGACTATGACGCTGCCGGAACGGTCGGCGCGAGCATCTATCAGCGCAACCTCGCCGGGTCGGAACTAGACGCAACCATCCGCTACAGTCTGCCCCTCCTGAACGCGGGCGAGACCCTGACCCCAGACGACCCTCGCCAGTTTCAAGACGCAGGTAGGCTCATGGCGTCTGGCACCGAGCAGGTCGAGATGGAGGTCACGATCACGGGGGCCTCCGGGCGCAAGGTCTATGTTCGCAACTTGCTTATCGCGCCGGGCTCCAACGCGGCGTTCCGCCTGCCCCCGCCCCAGTTCACGACAGAGGAACTGATCGAGGCTGCTCTGGTCGTCCCAAACACCCGCCTGACCGACTTGGAGGTCGGGCAGGCCAAGACGCAGCGCGCGATCGCTGGGACGGTACAGACGTTCCCGCCGGGAATGGCCTGGGAGCACGCCGTGCCCTACGTCTTCAGAAACCAGTCCGGCAAGATCGAGACGCTGTTCGATCGGTCGGCCGCCCGCGCCCTGATCTCCGACGTGGCATGGAACGGGGTCGAGGTCTTCTACAGCCCCGCGGGCTCCAACGCCAACAGCGGGCTCTCAGCGGCGTCTGCGAAGCGCTCGATATGGGCGGCGGTGCAGGTCGCCAACGCCCACGCCGAGGCCGGAGCGGTCGTCCGGGGTCGCGGTGCCGGGGGCCAGTACCACTACGCCGACAGCCTCAGTGGCTCCCTGGGCGTCGCCCCGCTGAAGCCGATGGCCTTCGTCTGTGACGACGGGGTGCCCATCAAGCACATCGCCGGGCAGTCGACGACGTGGCCCGCGTCGTTCGACGCGACGTACACCGCGTGCGTCCGCTTCAACCGAAACGCGGTCCACAACATCATCGCGACCCACATCGTCGACGACTATGTGGAGTTCCGAGCAACCCAGTTCCCGGACGGTGACATGGCCTCGGTGCAGGCCACGCCCGGATCGTGGTGCACGAACATCGCCGCTGGCGACGGCGACACCAGGAACTACTACCACCCAATCGACGGAGTCATGCCGAACAACGAGACGACGTTCGTCACCAGGAACTACGTCGCCGCCAACATGAACGCCTGCGTCACCGACATCTACATGGAGGACTTCAAGATGTACGGGGGACTGCCGAACGGAGACGGTAGCCTCAATACCTCGGCGGTCCTCGACTTCGACGCCGTGGCCTACGATCGCACCATCTCTCTGTACGGCATGGGTGCGTACTACCCCGGCAACCCGGCGACCTACCCCGATATGGACTGCTTCGCGGCTAGGGGCTCCAAGCTGGCCGCACTGACGAAGTGCGTCGGCGTCGGGGCGGGCAAGGACGTGTTCAACTGGCACGTCCGGGGTTCGGGCGCGGAGCCCCAGGGCGCTCTGGAGATCGAGTGCATCGGCAGAAACGCAGGCGTCTATGGGGTGGGAAGCTCTCGCCAGATCAGCACCGCCCACGGTCACGCCAAGGTCGGGACCATCAACCCGGACTATAGGTTCAGCAAGAACGGTGAGGTCATCACCGACATCGAGGACAGCCGGCGCTGGCTCGCTGGCGGCGTCAGCGAGGCGAACGCGGACGGTGCTGCGACGCCCTACGGCGTCAAGGGCGCAAACACGAGCGGCGTGCCGAGCCTGTTCGTCCAGGACCACACGATCATCACGCCCGCTGGGGGACGCACCCTGGCGGCCGAACCGGCCAAGGTCCGCAAGAAGCGCGTCATCTCCGTCGGCGGGTCGGAGTACGTCTTCGGCACTGGCGCGGAGATCGTCGACGACACGGCGACGGTGGGATGGACGGCGTGACCTTCACCGCCCGCGAAACCAGTCGCTCTCTCGGCGAGCCGGTCGAACTCTATCTGTTCAAAGGTGCTGACCCGACTCTGGAATCCATGCTGCGCTCGGTCACGATCATTCCCGGCGCGACCGAGTTCGGCTACGGGACGACCAAGGTCACCAAGGATGGCGCGGCGGCGAACCATCTGGCCAATCTGCCTGTCACAGACTTCGAAGCCTCCCTGAACGATCTGACCGCAGCTGCGACCGACGTGGATCACGTCAGCCTGGTTGTCGCATGGCACGGGACGGACCTGCGTTGCGGCAGTTGCGAGATCCGGCCCAAGGTCGAAACTCCCACGGCCGCCACGTCACCCTATTCCTGGCAGGTTGGGCCGACCACGCGCGGGACCGCGCAGGTGGTCAGTCAGATCGCAGGCAAGCCTGCTGTCGGTGGTGCGCCAGCCGATCGCTCGATATATGAGGCCCTGATCGCCATCAAGGCCCGCGGCCTTCGGGTGACGCTCTATCCGTTCGTGCTGATGGATATCGCCGACAGCAACAGCCTGCCAAACCCCTATGGCGGCACCGGTCAGCCTGCCTATCCTTGGCGCGGACGGATCACCTGCACGCCGGCACCGGGTGAGGTCGGCACGGTCGACAAGACGGCTGCGGCAGCCACGCAGGTCAACGCCTTCTTCGGCGCTGCCGCTCATGGTGACTTCGGCTGGGACGCCACGAACAAGATCGTCACCTACAGCGGGCCCGCCGAATGGTCGTTCCGTCGCTTCATCCTGCACATGGCGACGATCGCCGAAGCCGCCGAAGTTGATGATTTCCTGATCGGTTCGGAAATGGTGGGACTGACGACCATTCGTTCCGATGCGACGACCTTCCCGGCGGTCGCCAAGATGGTCACCCTGGCCGCCGACGTTCGGTCGAAACTGGGCGTCGGCCCGCGTATCTCCTATGCCGCCGACTGGTCCGAATATCACTCCTACCGTCCCGCTGACGGTTCGGGTGACGTCTTCTTCCACCTGGACCCGCTGTGGGCGTCGAGCGACATCGACTTCGTGGGCATCGACAACTATCTGCCGGTCTCCGACTGGCGCGATACCCAGGACCATCTGGATCGGCAGGCGGGTCACTTGTCCGCGCATGATCGTCGCTACCTGCAGTCCAACATTGAAGGCGGCGAGTATTTCGACTGGTTCTATGCGGACCAGGATGACCGGGACGATCAGGTGCGCTCGCTGATCGTGGACGGTGACGACGCCGAGGAACACTGGGTCTTCCGCAACAAGGATATGCGCGGCTGGTGGTCGAACGATCATCACAATCGGCCCGGTGGTGTGCGCAGCGGCAGCGCGACCGCCTGGGCCCCGGAATCCAAGCCGATCGTCTTCACCGAGATCGGCTGTGCGGCGGTCAACAAGGGCGCGAACCAGCCGAACGTCTTCGTTGACGAGAAGTCGGACGAGTCCGCCCTCCCCTATTTCTCTTCGGGCATTCGCGACGACGCCATGCAGCGCGCCTATCTCGAGGCATGGCTGCACTACTGGCGGCCGTCGGGCGGCAACAACCCGATCAGCGACGTCTACGATGCCGAGATGATCGAGTGGAAGACCGCGAGCGTCTGGACCTGGGATGGCCGGCCCTATCCCGCCTTCCCGCAACGCGATGACTACTGGGGCGACGCACCCAACTATGGACTCGGTCACTGGATCAACGGGCGGATATACGCCGGCCGGGACTTCGATAGTGGCGAGTTCGGGCCGTACGCCTACACCGATGCCGAAACACCGATCACCTTTGACGGCGTCACCTATCAACCTGTTGCCGTAAAGCGCGACGGGATCAGCGCGAGCGGGTCGCTAGACAAGGCGATGCTCAAGGTCACGATGCAGCAGGGAATGCCGCTCGGTGATCAGTTTCTCGCCTATCCGCCTGCCCAGGTGGTCAACCTGATCATCCGCCAGGGCCACGTCGGCGAGGCAACGTCCCGACTGGCAGACTGGCCGGTCATCTGGACAGGTCGCGTGCTCGGCTGCGCGCATCCTCCCGCCGAGACCGAGTTCACCTGCGAGCCCGTCTCAACGGCGATCAAGCGCCCCGGCCTGCGCCGGAACTACCAGCTTTCCTGCCCGCACATCCTCTACGGAAGTCAGTGCCGCGCCAACCGCAAGGCGGCGACGACCGACGTGGTCGTGTCGTCCATCGTCGGGCAGCGCATCACCCTGCCCGACGGGTGGGAGGGCGACCTTGAGGTATCGAAATATGCCGGCGGAATGATCGGATGGCAGCAACCGAACGGCGCGGCCGAACTGCGCACCATACTGCGGGTCGAAGACGGGAATACGCTGCTCATCGCCGGCATCCTGCGAGGCATCGCGGTGGATGACACGATTCAGGTCATCCTCGGATGCAATCGGACCATGGGCGACTGTTCCGACCTGCACGACAACATTCACAACTTCGGTGGTCAGCCGTTTATCCCGCTGACGAATCCGGTTGGCGCGTACAATCCTTTCTACTAAAGTCACGTTCTGCGTGAAAATCTCGGCCGAGGGAGGCGACCAAAATGTTCGACCCCATCAGCCTGTTGATCCAGGTCGCCATCGCGGTCGTCATCAACGTCGTCGCCTACGTCCTGATGCCCAAGCCCAAGGGGCCGAAGCCTGAAGCGGTGACGCAACTCGAAAGCCCCACCGTCAGCGCAGGCAAACCTTTCCCCGTGATCTTCGGGACAGTGCTCATCAAAGACCCGAACATCTGTTGGTTCGGCGAGAAGGGCACCAATGTCTACGAGGTCAACGCCTGATGGCCGACATCATTGTGACCATCAACGACGTGCGACTGGCGGGACATTGCGTGGCTGGCTGTCGCGACTGGTTCGAACAGAACAGTCTCGACTTCCGCACCTTCCTGAAACCCGTGGAAAAAGGCGGCGGTCTTCCTGCATCAGTCCTTCTGGCCGTGCCCGACAACGGACTGGCCGTTCAGGTGATCGACCGCAAGATGGCGCGCGAAAATGGGTAAGTCTTCAGGCGGGAAGCAGCGCGTCGTCGAATACACCATGTCGATGCACATCGGCGTCTGTTCGGAGGTCGACGAGATCCTGGAAATCCAGATCGGCGAGAAGACGGCCTGGTCGGGCACTGCCTCGGCCGAGGGACCGATCATCGTCAATGCGCCGACCCTGTTCGGCGGCATCAAGAAGGAAGGCGGCGTCAAGGGGATTGCCTATCTGCTGCTCGGCGGCCCGCTTCAGACGACCCCTGACGCCCTGGCCGCACGCTGGGGCTTGACCCGCAACACCGCACCTGGTTTTCGCGGCCTGACGTCCCTGTTCTTTGTAGGGTCGTTCGTAAATGACTCTGCCTGGGAGCCCGTGCCGGGAGGCGGCAACGGAAGCGGAGGCGGTTCGGGAGGCGGTTCAAGCGAAGGCTGGACTCCACCTGGTGGTGACATCCGAACTCTGGAGCCGCTCTGATGGCCGCCGGTTTCTATTGGGGCGCGAACAACCCCTATCTCAGGTCGATCTGGGTCCGGGCCCGTCGTGCGCCGAAGGGGCTCAACCCTGCGATTGCCATGATCGGGCCGGACGCCAATCCTGCGCACATCATCTTTGAGTGCATGACCAACCGCGACTGGGGAATGGGTGCCAGTTTCGGCATCTTCAATATCAGCAGTTTCGAGGTCTGTGCCCAGACCCTCTACGACGAGGCGTTCGGTCTCTCGCTGCAATGGACGCGATCGACGACGATCGAGGCGTTCGTCACCGAGATCATCGACCATATCCACGCCACCTTGTTCGTCGATCCGCGCACCGGCCTGATGACGCTGAAGTTGCTGCGCGACGATTTCGACTATGACTCGCTGCGTGTGATCACCCCCAGCAACGCCCGACTGACGAACTTCCAGCGCAAACTCTGGGGCGAGACATCGAACGAACTGATCGTCACCTTCACCAACCCGATCAACGAGGGTGAGGAAACGGTCGGGGCGCAGGATCTCGCCAACATCTCCATGCAGGGCGGCGTCATCTCCAATGGGCGCAACTATTATGCGATCCGCAACAAGGAACTGGCCGCTCGTGTGGCCGAGCGGGACTTGCGTGCAGCCTCAATGCCGCTCGCGACGTCCGACGTCGAAATCGACCGCACGGCCTGGGACTTGATTCCCGGCGAGGTCGTCAAACTGAGTTGGCCCGAAAAGAACATCGCCGAACTCGTGGTCCGGGTTGGCGTGATCAACTACGGCAGACCCGGTGCGGGCCTGATCAAGACCACGCTGTATGAGGACATCTTCAGCCTGGCCCGCGCCCAGTATCTTGCGCCACCTGCGACGTCATGGGTGGACCCGAGCGAAGACCCGGCCCCACTCGACTATCAGATGATCCTGACCGCGCCTGCCTTCATCGCGGCGTCTGCGCTCGCTCTGACCAGTCCGTCCGACCTGATCTACCCCGAGGTCATCAGCGTTGTCTTCGCGGCCCCTGATAGCCAGGATGATCTGGATTTCGAACTGATCGGGCAGACCGCGCTGACAACCGGTGACCTGGTCTATACCAGTTTCGGTGCGCGGCATTTCGTCGGCGGGGCGACCCTGGCCGCAGACGTACCGGCCGAGGTCGAAACGACCATCACATCGTTCAACGATGCCACGGGCGGTAGCCCGTTGACAGGCACCTTCGTGCTGCTGGGCGACGGTGGTGACGAGGATGTCGAGATCGCCCTGGTCAAGGAAGTGACGGAAGCCGGTTGGGTGCTGACGCGCGGCGTGCTCGATACCGTTCCGCGGGCCTGGACCACAGGTACGCGAGTCTGGTCCGTGCCCGAAGACCTGTTGATCGCCGATACCACGCTCAGAGCAGAAGGCGAGACGCCCGACTATCGACTGCTGACCCGAACGTCGCGCGGGCTGCTGGCGTTCGACGACGCCGATCCGGTCACACCGACCCTGTCCGCTCGCCCGCATCTGCCCAACCGACCGGCCAATGTGAAGGTCAATGATGTCGGCTTCGGCTCGCTGGATGCATCGGGCCTGTCGTCGCTGAACGTCACCTGGGCCAATCGCAACCGGCTCCAGGAGACCAGTCAGATCCTCGCATGGAACAACGCGTCTGTGTCCCCCGAATCTGGCCAGACCACGACGATCGAGGTCATGGACGGGTCGGGCACGGTGTTGAACACGATCGCCGGACTGGTCGGCACATCCTACAGCCTGTCCCTCGCCGCCTTCGAAGGCGAAAGCGCCGGTCGCGTTCGTGTGAAGGCCGAGCGGGACGGTTTCGAGTCCATTCAGGCCCACGAGATTTCAATCACCAATCTGGTGATCAACCAGGAACTTTCCGGCGCGCTTGCCGGATCGGCCACCCTGACTGCCGATCTCAAGGTCGCAACGGCCCTGGCAGGATCGATCGCGGGCTCGAGCAGCACCAGCGGGTCGATGGACGTCCGCGCCGAACTGGCGGGTGGTATCGCTGCCACCGGGGCACTCACCGGCAATATCGGCACAGCCTCAACCCTTGCCGGCGACACGGCTGTCCTGGGCACCTTCACCGGCAACCTCACAGTCACACCATAGGAGAAAGACCATGAGTTTTTCCAACTACACCGAGAACGCGATCCTGAACTGGATCAAGGGCACCACCTTTCCGACAGCGCCAGGCAACGTCTATGTCGGCATCTTCAACGGCGATCCGGGCGAGGCCGGGTCCGGTGGGTCCGAGGTCACGACCACGGTTCGTCCTGCCGGGCGGCCGACCGTCACCTTCGGCTCGATCAGCGCCGGGGCGATCCTGAACTCGGGCGTCGTCGATTTCGGTACGGCAGCTGGCGGGGCCAGCGTCACGCACTTCGGTCTGTTCGATGCGGCGTCTTCCGGCAATCTGATTGCGTCTGGCATCCTGGACAACGCCCGCACGGTGGCCACCGGCAACGCGGTCACCTTCGCCATCGGTGCGCTTTCTGTCGCCGTTGACTAGCGCAGCGTAAAAACTTCGCCTATAGACTCTCGCCCAACGTGATTTGCACATTCGGAGTGACACGATGGCCGACACCACCAAGCTGAAACTGGACCTCGCGTCGTTCGTTGGCGCAGGTCCGGTGCTGCGCAATGCGCTCAAGGCCGCCTTCCTGAAGGTCGATGGGGCCGTCGGCGAAGTGCTCTCGGGCAGCAAGACGCACGACTTCGCCGATCTGGCCGATGGTGCCCAGGCGACGACCACGGTGACCGTGACCGGAGCGGCCCTGGGTGACTTCGTGACCGGCGTGTCGGTCAGCGTCGATCAGACCGGCACGCTGCTGACTGGCTATGTCTCGGCAACCGACACCGTCACGGTGGTCCAGTCGAATGAGTCCGGCGGTGCGGTCAACCTGGCTTCGGCCACGCTGCGCGTCCTGGTCCGCAAAGCCTGATCCCTTCCCTTCGCCGGGAGGGCGTGATGCCGCAACGCAACTATGAAACGCTCGACGCGATCGCCGTCATCATGGCTCTGTCCATGGTCGGCGGGATCATCGTCGGGCTGTTTCTTTTCGAGATCGATCCGGCGGTCGCGCCCATCATCTCCAGCCTGGCCACGGCGATCCTGGGCATTCCCGTCTCCTATGGCGCGTTCCGATGGGGCAACAGCCTCGGTGCCAAACAGGCGGCCGACACCGCGGCCAAGGTCAGCGAGGCGCAGGCCGCAGCCCTGTCGCAGATCGCAGGTGCCGGCCCGCAGCCGCCTGCCGTGCCGTTCGGGGTTGAGATGGCCGAAAGCGATCCGGTGCCGCAGGACGAGTCGCTTCTCAGCAGAAAGCCCGAGTGACCTCCATGGCCCGTAATCAGGACATCGCCGAGATCCAGCAGACCATCATCGACGCCGGCTTCCCCATGCCGCGCTACGGTGCCGACGGCGAATGGGGCGAAGAAGGTCGCCTGGCTTTGCGCGCACTGATCCGCGCGGCGTCTGGTCCCGCGCTCAGCAGTGACCGGCTGGACACCGTGGCGTTCGCATCCTGGGCACCACGAGCCGTGCCCGGCACCCTGCCCGCCCTGGAAGCAGCGATCGCGGCGACACCTGACCTTCAACAGCATAGGGTACTGGAAAACTGGCTCGGCCAGATGTGGGTCGAGAGCGCGGGCTTCTCCACGCTCACCGAGAATCTGAACTATTCAGTCGAGGCACTGAAGACGATGTTCGGCCGGCACCGTATCAGCCTGGTCGATGCCGAACGCTATGGCCGCGCGCCGGGTCGCCCCGCCGATCAGGAGGCGATCGCCAACATCATCTACGGCGGTGAGTGGGGCAGGAAGAACCTGGGGAACACGCAGCCGGGCGACGGCTGGCGCTTCAGGGGCTCGGGGGTGAAGCAGATCACCGGTCGCGCCAACACCCAGGCGTCGGGCTTCTCGCCCGAGGAACTGCGCACGGACATCCACAAGTCCTGCCTGGCCGCAGCGAAGTTCTTCGTCTCGCACGGCTGCGTCGGGCCTGCCCTGATCGGCGACATCAAGGAAGTCACGCGCCGGGTCAACGGGGGTTCGAACGGACTGGCCGAGCGGATCACCAAGACCGATGAAGCCCGAAAGGTCATCCGATGATGCTGACGTTCGCCTGGTCTGTGCTCACATCCCGACTTGCTGGTCCCATCGCCACGGCTGTCGCTGTTGGCCTGGCCGTGCTGCTCGGCGTCGCCACCGTACAGAAGGCGGGGGTCGAGCGCGAGCGCGACAAGCTGGAGTCCTCGGTCGAGCATCCGACGACCGGCTGGCGGGCCAGGTTCGGCCAATGCCGCGGCAACGTCCTGACACTGGAAGCCTCGGTCGAGCAGCAGAACAAGAAGATCGTCGCTCTCGGCGAGCAATCGGCGGCGCGACTGGCCGCAGCTGACGCCGCCCTGTCCGCCGCCCGCCGGGATAATGCGGGTCTGAACACCCGTCTGAACCGCCTGCTGTCCGCCCCGGCGACGGGTGCCACTCTTTGTGAACGGGTCGAGCAGATCGACCGCGCCGTCCTGGAGGCCTTCCAATGATCCGCACCTTCGCCGCCGTGTTCGCGGTAACCCTGGTCGCTGCCTGCGCCAGCACGCCGGCCGAACCGATCATCCGCACGATCGAGGTTCAGGTGCCGGTCGCGACGACCTGTGTCCCGGCGAACGCCCAGGTCGAGCCGAACTTCCGGGTTAACCGCGAGGATATCGTCGCCGCCTCGGATGCTTCCGAGCGTCTTCGTCTGCTGGGTGCAGGGTTCCTCGAGCGAGACGCCTGGATCGCCGAGGCGCGCGTCGTGCTGCGGGGATGCAAATAGAATGGGCGACGAGCAGATCATGATGTCCGTAGACAAACCGGAAGCCCTGGTCGCGGCTGAGATCCACGCCATGCGTCAGGTCGCCGACGCCATCGCTCTACAGGGCAAACAGGTCAGCGCCCATATGGAGGCGAACACGCGCGCCATGGAACGCCTGGGCGAGCGCGTGGAAGGCATGAACAGTCGACTGATCCGACTGGAAGAACAGAAGCACGGTCGCGAGATTGAGCGATTGGTGGGGTGGATCGAGAAGATCGACAGCCGCATCGACAAGATGCAATCGCTTCACGACCAGCAGAAGGGGGCCAAGGCGCTCGTCGACTGGTTGCGTCAAACGGCGCCCTGGATCTTCGCAGTGGGAGCAGCTGCGATTGCGGCGGCCGGATGGAAGCCGGGCTCCTAGTTGGCGATCCCGTAGCCCGCAACAGCCCATTCCGCCAGTCGCTGGGTGAAGCCGACCTCGACACCACTCCATCGTCCGCTTCGGCCGAGGGCCTTGACGACCTGGCCGAGCAGCGGCGGCGCATCGTGCGCCCTGATGACCTCGATCAAGGCGTCGGCGTGATTGCGACCGGCCTCATTGTCGGTGCCCCAGACCCCGGTGGTCACAGGCTCCCAGAGGGAGACAGCCATACCTTTGATGGACACGACGAACGGCAACTCCGACAAGACATTCTGTGTAGACATTGATTACCCGACCTTCCTGATGGGAACGCATTCCTATTCTTGTAGTTCGTGCGCCCCGGACGAACAACCTAACCCACGTCAAAGTCGGACGCAGGATCGGTAGGGTTACTTTTTCACCGAACGCGCAAACTGTCAACTGTCAGGTGAAAGTCTCATAAAAATAGATCGGCCAAATCGTCCGCAAACTGCACAGGACACGGAATATCCAGGAGATCGCGCAGGTCTGCGGGGATTCCCGTTGATGTCGGCAAGCCCAGGCGACGACGTGAGATGGTTATGTATTCAGCATTAAGTTCGATGCCCACGCTATGACGACCAAGTTCTCGGGCAACTAACGCGGTGGTTCCTGCGCCCATAAATGGATCCAACACGACACCGCCTTCGGGACACCCGGCCAATACGCATCGCCGAACTAGTTCTGGGGGAAACGTGGCGAAATGCGCCTCTCTGAAGGAAGCTGTCGCCATTTCCCAGACATCCACTTCTGCAGCCTCATATGCACGCAGAAGACGATCTTCGATCGAGCCTACCGCCTTCAGCGGGCCATTCGTTCTACCAGGCTGCCGAAAACTTCCGATTTGGTTTGTGACGTCCTGTTGCAACCTGGATCGGGTTGATGCCGCCGTGGGCTGGCGAACCGCAACAGAGTCGTAGTAACAGGGCATCTGTTTTGACAACATCCATATCATTTCGTGATTATAGGATGGTCGGAACCGCCCGCTTGAGTCCGGCTTTGTGTTTCGCTTGCCCCACACAATGCGCGAGCGAACTATCCAACCGTCATCTTGGAAAGCCAAGGCGAGTCGCTCAGGTATCAGACACAAGTTTCCAGAGAGCAAGCCTGCGGCCTTGGTGGTGTCAAAGGGTTTATCTCTGAACGTGCGGTCGTCTTTACCCGCCTTCTTTGTGTCCGCAGCGGATCGACCGTTTCTCTGCGTAGCATAACAGTCTCCGTAGTTTACCCAGCAAGTGCCTTTCGGCTTCAGCACTCGACGCACTTCGCGAAAAAGCAATACGAGCGCTTCGATATGCGAACACAGAGTCGGCTCAAGACCCAGTTGTCCGTCAACACCATAGTCCCGCAGGCCCCAATACGGCGGGCTTGTTACCACGCAGTCTACCGACTCCGACTCCATGGAACGAAGGGTTTTTAGACAGTCACCCTGATACAGCACAACTGAGGGAGTCATGCGAGCAGGTCGTCCAGGTCGCCTAGTGTGGGAAGGCCAAGTTCTTCGCGAATGATGTCGCGCTCACCATCAGGGTCAGCCGAAGCGACGACGCGCTCCATGGCTGTCATCATGAAGTCTACGGCCACGTCTTCACCCCAGGCGCGCTCAGCCGCCGTTAGGTGGGCGACTCCCTCGACGACCGGATCAGCTGCGCCCACGCGCTCGACCAGGGTATCGGCTACCGTCTCGGGCTTGCGACCCTCACGCTTGGCGAAGCGCGTCGTCTCAGCGTCCCAGAACTCCTGGGCCTTGGTCTTCACGGCATCTTCGGTAGAGCCCGAAATCAGCGCGGGCAGGAAGCGCTTGCCGTCGAGATAGCGCGCGAGCCAGGCTTGCGAAGGCGGGCCATCGGCCGAGGGGCCCCAGGTGATGATCTTCATCAGTATTCACTCACGCCTGTTCGTAGGGGAATGTCGGTGCATTCGACGGGGAAGTCGGCCTGCATCGTGAGGGCTAGGCGATTCAGAACGTGCTGCAAGTCGTGCATTTCGCGCCACAGCCAGGTGATGTTCGCCTCACGCTCGTTAGGCGGCAAAAGCGGATTGGTGGATAGCGGACCCCATCGAAGGGTTTTTCCGGCCGCGGCCCCAACCTCACCCATTTCTTCAATCAGATGACCAAGTTGCTTGTCGAAGCCGTCTTGCAAAAACCGTTTGTCGGTCATGACAGCAAGTCCTCAATGTCTTTGGCGATCGGCGCGAACGTCGGCGGTGGCTGTTTCGCCAGGGTTTCTTTGAAGCGGCGCATCTGCTGGACCCAGGACGCATCGGGCTTGCCGAGTTCGACCCACAGCAGATAGGCGGCCCGACGGTCCCAACTGGCGGTCGCGATCGTGAAGCCGGACGACAGCACCGTCCGGTCATCGGGCACGCTGTGCAGAAGTTTCTGCCAGTCGCCCGAGAACCACTGTTCGAAGGCGGTCATCACGCGAGCAGATCGTCTAGATCCTCGACGTCGAGACCCCCGAGCAGAGTCGCCTGCGGGACGTCATCGAGCAGGTCGTCGGTGAAATCGTCCAGGGCCACGGTTTCTGCCGGTTCGATCCCTGCAACCTCACGGGCCGACTGACGGGCGCCGTCGTCGGTATGCTTCAGCACCCCGTTCACGACTTCCAGATAGGTCTCGGCCTTGTTGTCAGGGTGCAGGGCGGCGACCCCGGCGACCAGTTCCGACTTGACCAGGCCGACGATGATCACGCCTGCAGCAGTGGCCAGTTCCAGTTTGACGGACCCTTCGGTCTTGCGGATTTGTCCATTCAGGGTCTTCACGAGCATAGTGGCGGTCTCTCTTATTGTTCGGTTGTCACTTCTAAGGTGAAATCTCAGGCGGTCAAGGGCGGGTCGCGCAGGACGTAGCCTTTGCCCCAGTTCGTGCCGATCACGGCGTCGGACGCCGCCTGGCGCAGTTTCTTGCGCAGCTTGCAGACGAACACATCGACGATCTTGATCTCGGGCTCATCCATGCCGCCGTACAGGTGGTTCAGGAACATCTCTTTCGTGATGGTTGCGCCTTTGCGCAGCGCCATCAGTTCGAGCAGCATGTATTCCTTGCCAGTCAGATGAACCAGTTTGCCGGCGACGCTGACTTCCTTGGCGTCGAGGTTCAGGTCCAAGTTGCCGGTGCGAATCACGGCCTGGGCGTGACCCTTGGACCGCCGAATGATGGCCCACGATCGGCAGATCAGAGCATCCTTGTGGAAGGGCTTGGCCAGCCAGTCGTCGGCACCCGCACCGAACGTGCGCACCAGATATTCGATATCGTCGTAGGCACTGAGCATCATGACAGGCGTGTTGATGCGGGCGAGCCGGATCTTGCGCAGCACATCCAGTCCGGCCATGTCGGGAAGGTGCGAGTCCAGCAGGATCAGGTCGTAATCGTAGATCGTGGCGAGATCGACGCCTTCTTCGCCCAGGTCGGTCGTGTAGACGTTGAAGCCTTCCGACTTCATCATCAGTTCGATCGACTGCGCTGTACAGCGATCATCTTCGACGAGCAGGATTCTCATCAGCGGGCGTTCCAGGTTGGCGCGCGGCCGACAGGGTGACTGACGTTCTGTGCGTCCAGGTCGAGCCAGTGCGTTGTCGGGATCGTGGTGCCGCTATGCTGCAGCAACCGAATGAAGCCGGACCCGTGTGCGGCGAAGACGTCGGCACCGCGCCTGAAGACCTTCGCCTGTTTGAACACGCCCTTGGTGCGCAGGATGACCATCCCATCTGGAATCTCGTGAAACAGGTCCATCAGATTTCCCCGAGCGCGGAAAGATAGAGGTCCAGGATCGCCTCTTGTTCCTGGCGCTTGGCCTTGTCCTGCTTGCGGATGCGGATGACCTGGCGAAGGATCTTGACGTCGTAGCCCTCCCCCTTGGCCTCGCCGTAGACCTCTTTCTTGTCGACCTTCACGGCGGCCTCATCTTCCTCGAGCCGTTCGATCCGCTCGATGAGGGTGCGCAGGCGGCCCTGGGCGGCCGATGTCAGGACGTCGGGACTGGCGTCGAAGGATTCGTCGTCCATGGTTTCATCTCGGCTGCGGGCGTTGCGGGGCTCATGGGCGAGGTCGCCCAGAAGGTCTTCGTCAGTCATGGGCGCGACTCCTGCGCTCGGGCCGGCGCTGATCGCGCTGCCGATGGGGCCAGAAAATCGCGGCCAGGAGGACGACGGGCGTGAGTGCGATCAGGCAGGAGATCATGACCAGAAACCGCCCCAGGTCAGCAGCACGATCCAGCACGTCATGGAGGCGACGGTGACCAGGTGTGTGCCTGCTTCTTCGACGAACAGCGGCCAGAAGCGATGCGGCGAACCCGGTAGTGTCCGGGTGTATTCCGCCCACTGCAGGGCCCGGATCGCCGCCAGTGCGATGTTCCAGAACGCCCAGCCATAGGTGACGACCAGGCAGACGATGGTGATGATCTGTGCCCAGCCGATCATGGCACGCTTTCCTCGAACCAGGTTGGCAGAATGGCCATAGGCGGAAACTGGAACTCGACGTAGTTCGAGCCACCGATGCCCCGCCCTGCCAAGGCCAGGGGTGACGTGGAGGTCATCAACCGAGCGCGGCTGCTGAACACCGGCATCAGGCGGCGACCTTGGCGCGGGACTTGCGGACGCGCTTGGGCGCTTCGACCGGGGTCTCGGTGGTCGCCTGGGCGCGCAGACGCTGCGCCAGCTGACGACCGGTCTCGCCCGGATGGTGTCCGGTATCTCGACGAGCAGGCACGCCGGCCCGGATACGGGCGAAATCCTCGGCGGGAATCCGTCCGGCAGCGCCGCGGCGGAACAGATTCTGCAGACCGCGCAGGCCGAAGATGTTGTCGTTGTTCGGGCCGTTCTTGCGACGGCGGAAGAAAGCGCGTTTCGTCATGGCGGTGATTCCTAAGAGAGTGTGAAACACACATTGAAAGTGAAAGTATGGGGTGTCAAGCGGCGCGGGCGATCAGATTGTCGATTTCCCCGATCAATCGCTTCGGGCCGACACCGTGGGCAGCGGTGCCCGGCGAGGCCGCGGCGTTGTAGTAGGCTTCCAGGCGGTACAGGGCCTCCGCATCGTCCGGGCGAATCCGGTTGCGCGTGACATACTCGAGCATCGTGATTCTGATCCTGCCGACGGGCTGGATTTCCTGCCAATGCGACTCCCTGATCTCGACGAAGTGACGGGCCTTGCGCAGATCCTCGACGCCGTTCTTGGCTCGCCAGCGGGTCAGATACTTCAGCGTCGATCCGATGCAGAAGTCGAGCCCGTTCTTCATGCAGAACTCGGTCGGCTGGATGGCCAGGTCCGAATAGTGCCGGCCGCCGACCTGTGCCGTCTTGGGCATCGGCAGCGTGCCGCGATACCGATCGATGGCGTCGAGATAGTTTCGCATTTCAGGTGTATCCGGCAGTCGAAGATTGGTCATCTCGGCAGGCTCGAACGGAAAGAAGCGTATCTGACAGTCAGGATCGTCGTCCAGTGGGCCGGTGATCGACACATTGACGAAATGAGGCGGCACTCGCTCACCGTCGAATATGGCCCGAACCCCGACTTCCTCGGCGTTGAACGGATAGTCGTCAGACACACAATGCTCGGGCGGGCTTTCGCCCTGGTCCCAGGCGCGCTTGCAGTTGATGCAGGTCCAGCCGGCACCTGTGTTGATCAGTGAGTGGGTCATAGGAACCGGGCTATTCATGGGGGTGGTCCTTGAACTCGGACGGAAGGATCACGTTCTCTGGCGACCCGGCGAACATCGGCGCGATCTGATGCGGCTTGTATCCCGCGAGGCCGCAGCCAATCGGGGTCACGCGGAAGGTGTCAGATGGCGACAGACGGGCGTGTTCTAAGAACGACGCAACGTGCCGGTCGATCTGTTCCAGAGTTAACACTTCCAAGCGGAAGCCTTTGGTTGGAATGCCGTATCTATTGCCCTGCCTGCCCTCGCCACAGCCATAGATCGCGCCGTGGTTCTGACGGGCGAACAGGGCCGCGCCCTTGCCGTGGCGACCGGCCAGGTTCGAGCCGAAGACGAATATCTCTGCCATGCTCACGCCCCCCTTGTGTCGGTGAATAGGGCGATCATCATGTCTGCGAGCGGGTCGATTTGGTCGGGCGTGATCGCAGACTTGAGCGACGTCGTCGTCCGGTCCCGTATCCACTCATGGATTTTCAGTTGGACCTGTTGCCGCGTCGGCATCCTTGCGGGATGGGCGTAGAGAGGCTCGACGATCAGGTTGGGCCATGAAGAAATGCTCTGGTCCATCGTGACCGACCAACCCGGCATGTCTGGGTTCCGTTGGCGATAACGCCACGCCACAGCCTCCCCCTCCGCTGCGACAGACGCAGGGGCGCGGCTCTCGACGAGGGACCGGATGGCGTCGATCTCAGACTGGCATATAGGAGGGTGTCGCAATACCTTGCACGACGTGACGGGCGCTCGTTCCGCCATGTCCAGCCAGTCGCGGACGATCTCCCCGGCGGTCGGTTCCTGGGGGGCGGTCACAGTCGAACTCTCATGAGGGCGACAAAAAGGGCGAGAGGCCAGAACATTGCCATAGCGCAGACCCATCCAACAGATCGGTCCTCATCTTCAGGCTCGAACACGAAGGACAGGGCCACGCCCACCACGAGATAGATTGCCCAGCCCATCACCCTTCCCCCGTCTTGGGGGAGAGGGCGGTGAGGATGGCGTCCACGTCACGGTAGATCGTGGCAATCCGGTCGGGACATTCGGTTTGGGCCTCGTCCCACGAAATGTTCCGCTCCTCGGGGTATAGCCAGCGAGCCGGTCGAGAGGCATAAACAGCGCGCGCCGCGATCTCTCGCGCCCCCTCCGTCCCGGCCTGCTGGCTGGTCCGAGAGGCCATCACTTCCGCTAGCCGTTCCGGTGTGCCGATATTGAACTTGCGGCAGGCTTGGCCCATTTCAGCGTCTGAAGCGTCACCGTCTTTGATGGTAGAAGGCCCGGCCTGCTGGCTGGGGTGGGGCTGGAGGGCGGCACGAAGCGCTGTGACCTGGCCCGCCGCCCGGTTCAGAAAGCCGACCCGCCCCAGGTAGTTCGGACCCTTCTCAATCGAGAGAAGCTGCGCCAAGCCCACCAGTTCGTGGGCCAAATCATCCACCGATCCAGAGGCCGTGTGATCACCCCCGCCATTGTTCGTGTCGGTCATGCCTCAATCCTCCCAATAGCCGATGTCGGACTGAGCGCAGGCTTCGGGGCCTTCCTCGCGCTGGTCTTCCTCGGCCCAATACGTCGGCGCGACCGCGTTGGCATAGGCCCGCAACTCGGCTGGCGAGCCGTCGTAAATGGGCGCGGCGGTCATCATTTCAGTGACGAAGCGCGCGCAGAATTCTTGTTCGGTCATGCCTTCTCTCCTGCGTTTTGCGGCGCGACGGCGTTCAGAAAGTCCCGCAGTTGGTCGACCTGGGTGCGAGAAATGGGGCCCTCGCCAACCGCGCTACCGGTGTCTCGAGCGATGATGTAGACCTCGCCGGCACCGATCGCTGTGAAGTCGAAACCGTCCTCAGGCGATGCGGGATCACGCAGTTTCAGGGTCTCATTCATGCTGCGGCTCCCATCGATCGGGCCATTGAAAGATAGTCGCCGACAAACGGCGGCTCGGGATCTGTGACCAGGTGATATTGGCCGGTGTTGCTGCCGACCGACCCATGGGCCCAGCGCTTCTGACACTTGACTGTGAAGCCCTTGGTGTTGATGCGGTGGACCATGACGTGCAGCGACTTTCGACTTGTGATGCCCGCGGCCGCCTGCAACACGTCAGTGTCACAGGGGCCGTCACGCAGACGTTCGACGATCCGGGCCTCGGTGGTCGTGAGGGGGACGGGCATGGTGACTTTTCTCTGGGCGGTTTGTTTGTCACCTTTGACGTGAAAGTTAGTCGCCGTCAACGTGCTTTTTTCGCTGATAACCTAAACGGTTGTGGCTTTCGCTCACGCTCACTGACACTGCGAACCAGATCGCGTCCCTTGTCGGTGATCTTCCAGCGGCGAACGGCACCGGCCATGTCCGCCGCGCCCTCCACCAGTCCCTCGGCGGCCATCCGCCGAAGGAACAATCGGGTCCGCTGCGTCTCGGTCTTGATCGACGTCAGACCCATGGCCTGGTTCAGGCGCGCTGTGGGTACGGCATGGTCAGGATACGGCGTCAGATAGCCCAGAATCCGCCACGTCTTCGGATCGGTGAGCAGAGCGACGGACTTGTCCAGGTCGCTCATCGGGCCACATCTCCCGCGATATGTGGGTGGGGCTCATAACCGGTGACGGTGAAGTCGCCGATCGACCAGGAGTCCAAATCGAGACGCTTGGCGACCGCCAGCTGCGGGAAGGGCCTCGGCACACGCGAGACCTGCTCCTGGGCCTGCTCGACATGGTTCGAGTAGAGATGCACGTCGCCGCCATCCCAGATGAACCGGCCAGGTTGACGATCGAGCGCACTGGCGAACATGGTCAGCAGCAGGGCGTAACTGGCGATGTTTACCGGTAGGCCCAGAAACGCGTCAGCGCTGCGCTGATTCATCTTCAGGCTCAGGCGACCATCGTTCTCAACGTAGAACTGAACCAAGCTACCGTGGCAGGGCGGGAGCGTAGTGCGACCAAGGTCGCCGGGGTTCCAAAGCGTCATGATGTGGCGGCGACCGAACGGCTCGTGCTTCAATCCGCAGAACAGATTTAGCAACTGGTCGACGCGCATGTAGCGCAGAACCTGCCCTGGCGGACATTCGATATACTGGAAGTCCGACCATCCATGGTGAGTGCGTAGTTTCCCATTGAGACAGCGATGTACGGCACTGACGTTTAAGTCATAGTCTCGTTTCGTACTTCCTATTGAGGTCATCCACTTGGTGTTTCCGGCAGGATCGACAGCAGTGAAAAACGCCGTATTGCAGCGGTTGGCGTTCTGTGTTTGATCACACGCCCACATCACAGTGTGCGGAGCATAGCGGTTGGAGGCCCAGAGGGTGTCCTTGTCGATCGAATACTGACTGGGAAACTCTGCCTTCAGCGGCCAGTTCGGCAACTTCCGGGCGTCGGATTGAAAGTTTGCAAAGCAATGCCAGCGGTTATCCACATGGACACCGTTCGCACCATATCCGGCGTTAAATGAAAGCGACGTAGAGTCGTAACAACGACGCAGCATCTGGCGCCAAGTGTCAACGAGGATTTGGTAGAACGGATCTTTCTTATCGTCGCACCCGTAGTAGCCAACACCATACACGGAACGAACCTCGACAACATCGTCCCATGGTTCAGGCTCGTATACCTTGGGCGTCAGAGCGGTCCAAAACTCTTGATTCCGCATTTGCTTGCCGTAACCATAGCCGATCGTACCATCGTCGCCCTGCCACGAATCCCAGAAGTTGACGCGCTGTTCTTGGAGAACCCGAACGTCTGTTGATCCAGATATAAACCACAGAATTTCGGTAACCATTCCCCTGAAGAACTGTTTCTTCGTGGTCAGCAGCGGGAAGCCGTGCGCCAGGTCGAACTCCATCCGGTAGTCGAAGATGCCGCGCACGCCCGTCCCGGTGCGATCCGGGCGATCCGTCGAGGTTAGCAAAGTACGGAGCAGGTCGAGATACTGCTGCTCCGGGTGACTGCTCAAGGCAGGGTGAGCGGCGATCATCGGGTTGCTTCCAGACCGGCGATGTACTCTTCCAGTTTGGCGCGTGTCTGCTCGGCCTGCCGTTCGATGTGAGCCCAGTCGTCGGGGTGCTGTGAACCCTTCCAGGTTAGATTTGCACCGCCATTGATGGCTCGGGTCACTAGACCCTTCGCTTTCGCTGATAGTTTTGGTGTCGTCTGCGACATCAGTCTTCTCCGTGCGCCGCCCGCATCTCGCGGAACGTCAGATGAATGGGGGACGGCCTGCGGCAGCCCGATCCGGTTTCTTCGGGGATCTCGGGCACGACACGATCAGGAGCCGGGTCGCCGAGCAGCTTGGCGGTTACGGACTTGCCGGGCGGCCGGTCATCGCGATTTCGGAAGCGACCGAAGACGTCCTGGTGGTGCCCGCGATAGTTTTCGTTCGCCCGCATCATGCCGGCACCGATATCGAACACGGTGACCGCTCCGAACGGACCACCGAATGCAGCGGTGTCGGCTCGGCCGGACGTGGCTGGAAAGACCCCTTGGTTGGAGAACGGAACGCCGGGGCCGTACCTCATCGCAGTTCGTCCTGTCCGCTCAGTGGCTCGAGGACCGTGTAACCGATGCGCCGAAGGTTCTTGATCAGCGTGTCGACGTCGGCAATGACGGTCAGGGCGGCACCGCGGGCAATCTCGCCAGCATCACTCCGACTGACTATACTGGTTCCCCGCGCAGCCTTGCTGATCTCGGCGTCGATCCAGGCATTGATGTCGGTCGACGGCGGCAGCGGGATCGCGCGGATCTGGTCAGGGGTGACGTGGTGCGCAGGACAGGACTCTCGTCCGGTAGTCATGTCTTCCTCCGTCGCGTCATCTGTGCAGCCGGGGTGATCGCAGGTTCCCTTGCTCATTCGTCCGGCCTTTCCACGCGCAGGTCGATGTCGCAGCCGATCGTTGCCCGCAGGGCTTCGGAGACGGCATTCACGTCGATGTTGAAAGTATGCGCACCGACGTCGCCGACCGAGATCGTGGCCTTGAGTTCGGGCGTCTTGAACAGCGACTTGGGCAGCACAGCAGAGCACTTCATCTTGCGCTCGCCGCGATTGGCCGTCGGCTCGCCCCTGGTGAAACGCATCTGTCCGTCGGCGCTGAAGATCAGCCAGAACGAATAGTCGATGCTGTCGCTGCGAATGATGGATTGCCGGGCCATCAATAGCTTTTCCCGCCCGCCAGCTGCCGGACTTCCTTCTTGTGATCCTCACGGATGGCGTTGAACGCGCGCTTCTCAGCGACGGCGTCCATGATGTGCAGATCAAAGGTGCTGCCGAGCAGTACGGCTCCGTGCAGCGCCATGGCCAGGGGGCGGCACATCTCGGCCGTTCGACCCTTCCGGTGGTGTTCCATGGCCGCGCTGACGAAGCGGATCATGCGCAGCAGGATTCCCTGACTGCCATAATAGCCAAACGCCTCGGTGACGGCATCGCCAGCACAGATGTTGTCGAACTGCTCCGATATGCCTGTCGCCAGGTCGAGGCCACCACCCAGGTCGAACAGCCGGATAGCGAAGTCCGCCAGTTCGACCTCGATCATCTTCCGATGGGGCAGTTTGTCGTCCATCAGGTTGCCGGACAGGCCCTCTGCGCCCTCGCAGATTTCCGACACGATCAGCATCAGCAGTTCGCCGACGTTGCGATCGATGCGCTTGCCCGTCGACAAGTCCGACCACCAACCGGCGGCAACATTGTCGGCATGAACGTCAGCACAGAGTTGGGCGATCATTTCGCCGTTGATCCGGGTCATCATTGAATCCTTGAAAGGGGTTGTCACGTTTGGCGTGAATATTCAGGCGCGATGAAGATCGGCGACTTTGACTGTGCTGTAGTCGCGCGGGTTGTTCTCATTCTCCCAGCGGACCCAGGCTTCGTTCGTTTCCTGGTCGACCCAGATGATGCGGCCGATGGTGTTCGGCGGCATCTTCGACCAGCCCACGCGTTCGCCGGGGCCGAGCGGCTTTGCGGGGCGGTGTAGCAGTTCGATTTCACCGCCCCATTTCTGTCCCGACAGCGGGAGGGACCAGCCGTCGATCGTGACAAAGTCTTGGTCCATGTATCGCTCGGCTGTGCCCTCGACGACGATGCGCACCCTGTCGCCGCTCCGAACGGAGTGCGGACTGATCGTGACCTTGCCTTGGTCGCAGGTGTTCGGTTGCGGAGGGCTCGGGGTTTCGTTCTGCGTGCGCAGGACCAGTGGGAAACCTGGGCGTCGGGCGGATTGTCGAAGCACCAAGCCGATCTCCAGTCCACCTGCGGCCCCATCGACCGCCTGGAACGCGTGACGCTGGTGCTGAAAGTCACGATGGAGCCTGAATAGGGTATCGCGCCCTTTGGCCAGTCGGTGAAGCCCTACCAAGATGTCCTTGGTCATTTCCGATCTTGCCGGCCCCTGGGGGCCAGAGACGGTGATGACGATTTGCTCTTTGTCGGACATGGGCGGCGGCCTCGGTGGTTGGCGTGAATGTTCAGGCGCGGTCAGATGTGGCAGTCGACGATGGTCAGGAAGTGATCTTCCGGCACCTCGTCGAGCGCCTTGGCATATTCAGCCTCCCAGTCGCCCGCCTGCTTTTCATCGGAGACACACGCCCACCAGCCCATCTGGCCACGCTCGCGCCAAACGCCATCCAGTCCCAGGAAGGCAAAGGTGTTGAGAGCCGTCGCCTTTTCGACCCATGCGAACGGATCAGGTTCGTCTTCGGGCACACGGGCACTGTCGAAGTTGAAGCCGATGTCGACGATCCCAACTTCGTAAAGACGCGCGAACTCGCTGCTTTGCTGTTTGGCGTAATCCCAGATTTTGATACCGGTGCCGCCAACTGAGTTGTACTCGTTGAACAGTTTCGTGCGCAGGGCGGTGAAGGTTGCCCAGTCTCGGGTGATCTGTTCGTCGCTGGCACCGGTCTTTGCCTTGATCCGGGCATAGACGCGACGGACAGCGGCAAGTCGCTCAAGGCGCGCTGCCTCCTGCATAGCGGCCATGGCCAGATCTCGTTTTCTGGCGCTGTCGCAGGTGCTGCCTGCGGTCGTACGCAACATGTTCGCCCACCGCCCACCGATCTGCCACCAGTCCCATTTTGCGTTCGGATTGGTGCGATCAATGCACTTCACCACGTTGCGCTGGGCGTCAATCTGGATGTAGCCGTAGTTGCCGACCGCTTCCTCACCCGAGATTGGCCAGCCATGGTGATCGCTGATCCAGTCTGCCGCGGCCATGACATCGCTTGCCGGCACCTCGACACGCTCGTAGCCAGGCGGCACGAACTCCACACGATCCACGAAGCGACCGTCATCCTTCAGTTTGGAGAACTGCGTCTTCCAGTTGCCAGCAGCGTCGAAGCGATCGTGCAGCGTGCCGTCGGGCCCCTTCATGCGGATGACAGTAGCTTTGGCGAACTCCTGCAGGAGATCAGCCGTCCGATCGACGTCAACGACGAACTCGTCGTCAATCCCTGTGCATTCGTACTCATGGAAAGGCGCAAGGGCTTTGGTGATGTCGTCCTTGGAACCTGTGGCGGTGACGACGAGAACGGTGAAGTGCGACATGGGCGGCGGCCTCGGTGGTTGGCGGTTGCGGTGGTCTGACATTGAAGCGACGAATCCGGTTCGTCAACATTAAAGTGAAAGTCTCTCTTGACGTGTCCGGCTGATGCGCTCAGGTTCGTGATGTTCCGGCCAGTCCTTTGAGGTTGCGGACCCGCTGCTTGAGCCCAGGAGAGACCACCATGCGCCCCGGCGGCTAATCCCCGCCTCCTGATGATGCTTCCCTGACCTTGGCCCGCCCGGTTCGCCGCGGCGGGCTTTTTCTTGTCTCCGATCCGGCGAGGTCGCCGAGGTTGCGCCGGCTGAATCTCGATCCGGCTGCAGGGCCAAGGTTGCGCCGGCCGCTCTGAAATTTTGGAACGGGCCAGGTCACCAAGGTAAGCCCTCATATACGGGCGCGCGCACACCCAGGCAGGCACCCGCGCAGGTGTGCCCAGGCCCGCGCACAGGCGTAGCGCGCCCGCGCGTTTTCTAAAGCAACTCACGTCCGGTCGGCCGTCAGCTGGCGCCCTGATCAGGTCGCGATTGCGGAGTCCGTGAAAGGCTGCAGCTTTCGACCTGGCGAGCGCGGCGACGCATCGCGGCTAGGCCCCGCCTCGTTTATTTTCACTTTTTGATTGATAGTCGCCGCGATGCGTGAGAGAACGCTTTCACGTTCACAGACAGATGGATTTAAGCAGATGACGAAACCCGCCCTGATCCGCTTCGCAGTTGTCGCCTTTTGCGCCTTCGCTTCGTTCGTCCTTTGCGCAGCCGGAATCGAAGTTCGCGGCGTCGCCTCCGACTTTGAAGCCTCTTCGCAGGTCTACGCGCTAGGGACCATGACTTTTGTTCTTGGCGGCCTGATCGGCATGGGCGCACTTGGTGCCGCTCTTGCTCCGACTCGGGGTGCCTGATGGCCCGCCCCCTGAAAACCGCCACGGCCGCAACCGTCGCCTTGACAGAGTCGGCAATGGTCGACCTGCGCAGCGCTCGCGACAAACTGGCCAGGGCAGGCGCGACGGCCGCAGCTGCAAAGGCCCGTGCCGCTATCGCCAGTGCAGGCGGTGCCGTTCGCCATGCGCAACGCCGCGCCGCTGAAACCCTTCCGCCGCTCTGTCACTTGTGCGGCGGATCGCACCTTGACCCTGACGATTGTTCGGGTCGCACCTACCGCAAGGAGTCCTGACGATGCGAGACAATGAACCGCTTTACGCCGTCGGATGGATTGACCTCCTACTAGGCGTCCAGTTGGGCCTGAAATATCCCGACGCGCGGACGGCCCTCGAGGCTCGCGACCGGATCGAACGCGACGGAGTCGGCAAGGTGACGGACGTCCAAGCGATCTATCAGGCGAATGCGCTCGCTCCGATCCAAACCCTGCAGCCTTGCGACTAACTTTCACCTTTTACGGGAGACTCACCGAATGACAATCACCGTCACCCTTCCTAACGGCTATCTCGCCCGCGACGTGTCGCTTAAGGTCGCCAGGGACATCTGCCCGCGTCATTGGCGCATCGTGGCCAGTGACGGCAACGGATGGCACACAACGGCCGTCACGGTCGACGGCATGGCCCTCCCGAACTTCCGTCGCAAGTCGGATGCCCGCGCCGCCCTGACCCGCCTCAATCCGCCCGCTCGCATCTTCGCGACGCCGCGTCAGAGCAACATGCGCACCTATGTCGTGCCCGGACTCCATGGGGCCCCGGTTCACGTCGTGGAGTCGTACGCATGAGCCGCTTTCCCTACTCGCCTAACCCGGATCGCGGGCCCGCATGGGGCGTCGTCGTCCTGGCAATCGCGGGCGCCTTTGGCGTCTGGTTTCTCGGATTCGTTTTCACAACCCTTGCCGCGCTGATCGGCGCGGCCTTCGGAGCCTAAGCCAATGTCCGACATCTATGATCAACATAAAGCGGCGTTCGCCAGTGTGTCCGCTTTCGTCATCCTGGACTCCAGTGGCGAGCGGGTCGCGACCGTGGCGATCAAGTTTCCCCGCGACGGCGCCGGACGGCTTTATGCCTATGTGCATCTGATCGGAGTCCAGATGATTCGCGCCCATGCCAACGGCTATGGATACGACAAGAGATCAGCGGCCGTCGGCGCGGCTATCGCCAAGATCCCGGCATACGATCAGCGCGAGCCGTCGGACCATCACAATACATGGGGCGACAAGGTCGACGCCAATCGGGCGAAGATGCAAGCGGCCGGTCCCGCCATGGACTCGAACGACTGGACTCGCGCGCTGGAGTCGCAGGGTTTCCGCGTCGTTCAAGCCGTCTAACCTTTCACCTTTCACGGGACACTCACACAATGGCTATGCTTTACACCGATCACATTCAGGCCGCGACAATCGATGCTAAAATGGCCGCGGTCATGATCGCGGTTGTCGAATCCATGACTGATAACGACGAAGCCCTGGACCGCCGCGAACCGGAAAAGCTGGAGCACCAGGACGGATTCACCGTGTCAATGTACGCGGCCCTATCGTTCTACAGTTCAACCGGAACCGGAACGCCAATGCTAGACGCGCTGATCTCCAGAGCGGAGGATGCGCAGGCGTCGGAATGGGCGCGTCAGTTTCCCGACCGGCCGCCCCTATACGACATGGATCAGCCTGAAGCCGAGGAATGGCGCGACGCCGCGCTAGAGGGCGAAGACGTTTGGGCGCGAGTCGAGATTACGCGGGAAAGCGGCGGCGATATCCTTTTCGCGTCCTGCTTCACTGACGAAGTGAACGCGCCACACGGCGTCGAATATCGGGAACGAATGGCCGAGTCGGCGTTCATGAACCTGGACGGTGACGCCCTGGAGTCGCTGGCGCAACGCATCGCCGAAGGCCCCTATCTGACGCCTGTCGCCCTGCAGAATAGCGGCGGACTTTGGACGGCTTGGTTAGGCACGTCAGACGGTAAAACCGCCTATTTCAGCACTTCCGGCCACGCCTCCGAACAAGCCGCCCGCTACGCCCTGGGCCGCGCAGCCCGCAACGTCTGACGCGTCACTTTTCACCTTTAACGGGACAGTCAACCATGCCTGAGTTTTACCTAGACACGTCCGGCGCCGTCGCCGCTCCGATCAATCACCATGGCAGCACGGGCCCGCTCCAATGGTCCGACCTGTCAGACTTTGCGCAGGGGTACATTGAAGCGCTTTTCTTCACCTGGCCTGACGATGAGGGCGACTTTATCGGCGGGATCACTTCGCCCGCGTTCGGCGACTTGGCGTCCGAAACCCTCCGAACGATCGTCGCAGATTGCGAAACCTTTGAGCGCGAGAACGCCGCGACGCTCGAGTCTGCCTATGCGCGAGATTATGACGCGAGCCAAGCCGGGCGCGACTTTTGGTTTACCCGTTGCGGACATGGAGTCGGCTTCTGGGATCGTGAGGCGCTCGAGCCTGACTCGGCTGAATATGAGCGACTGACAACGGCCATGGTCGACGCGCGTCGGTCTAATAGCGACTGGGACGCGCTGCTTTCGCAACGCAACCGGCTGAAAGCCGAGTCTATCCGCGAACGCCTTAGCGCGGCCGCCCGCAAGGCCGGAAACCGTGACGCCTATATGGGCGACGATGGAAAGGTTTATCTGTCATGAGCCCTGTGCTTGATATCAGTTTCGAAGCCAAGATCACCATGCCGACGGAACGCTATCCCGCCGGCCAGGTCGCGCGACAGTCGACGAACGCATGGGCGTTCAGGGGCGCTAAGCCTCAAGGCCAGAATGGCTATGGCGCATCGCGCGACGGGTCGACGGTATTCGGTGATCGAACAATGTCGGAGGCGGATGCGTTGCGCTATGTCGCCAGCGAGGCCCGCGCATGGGCTGATCGGATCATCGCCCATGCTGATAAGCTGGAGGCTGGCGCATGACTATAGAAGCCAAGCGACAGCGTCTCATGGACGAATGGGCAAACGCGGCGTCACCTGAGGCACAAGATAAGGCCTGGCGGGCCCTAGCCGCGCTGAACGATACGGCCAAGCGAGTTCAAGTTGCCGACCTGAAAAGGGGCCGATCATGAAGGGCCCCTTTGGCGTCGTGCTGCTAGTCCTATGTGCCATCTGTCTATGCCGTGGCCAGGTCGGAGCGGCCGTTGTTCTCCTGCTATTCGGTGCCGTCCTGGCATCCTTCCTCAAGGCCCCATAAGCCCGCCCATGGCCGGCGCCCGCGCAAGCGGCTAACCCGACCTGACATCGTCACCTATCAGGCCCGCCCGGTTCGCCCGGCGGGCCTTTTGCTATGTGCAGACCCTGGCCAGATCCGGCCGCCCTCCGATCACCTGCGCAGCTGCTACCGTACGACCTCGCGTCCCTTGTCAGGGGATGCGTTTAAACGAGGCGGGCCCTGCGAAGGGGCGTCAGGGGATGCGTTTAAATGATCGGCGCGGCGTCACGACGCCTGTTCGTCACCTCGAGAGCGTCGTTTGAAGCCCGATTCCGCGCGTCTCAATGACCGATTTAATCAATCATTCCAATGGCTTTGGGTCCCTTTTGACGGGTTGATGGGAAGCGCGGCGGACACCGACCCCGCTATTCGAGAGTTTTCAAAAAAGACCTATGCCTTTTGCCCGGCACCAGGGCGAACTCTCATTTAAATCGCACTTCGAAAGCCGCAGATCAGCAGGTGGAACGGGTTTCAGACCTGTTCCGACCGTGTTCCGACCTGTTCCGGGTATTTTCCTTAGCAATATCAATAGGTGGAACAGGTGGAACAGGTTTTAGTCGATTCTAGAGTGTTGTCATTTGAGAGTGACCCCTATTTGTCTGGCGACGATCACACTGGTCGGAGGCGATTCTGAAAAACACCCTAGTGGTGAAGTTTATGGGAATCGGGTTCAACCCGTTCCACCCTGGCAAAAAGTGCCTTTTTTGTCAGCAACTTCAGCAGTTTAGGGTGGAACGGGTTGGTCTGCTCAACCCGTTCCACTACTTTAAGATTCAAAGTGCATTTGGATCGAAGTTGCATTTAAACGAGAAACCCCGGCAGCGCGGGGCCACCGGGGTCATGAAGTGCGATTTAAATGCAAGTTGCTCAGATCGGGTCGATGCGGCGGAAGACTCGCTGTTTTCCGTACTTCGCGAACCGCGTCTGCCCGGCCGGGGCCCAGCCTTCGACCTTTCGCATCGCGCGCCCGAGCATCTGCTGATCCCGTTCGCTCTTACGATTGATGTCCTGGCCCATCATTTCCTCCCAGATTTGGGCAATGCAGACTTCCTCGTGATAGCGGATCGACTCGGGATCGACTTCGTCGAGGTCGTCGAAACCGCCCAGGTCCGAGCCGATCGGCTGCGACAGCCAGTGCTCGATCCGGGCCGCCATGACGTCGTCCGTCGTGACCTGCCGGCGGCTCTCCTGCAGACGCTTGGCCTCGGCCGAGGCTTCGTCGTTGCGCATATAGAGCGGAAGCGTCCCGTGTGGCTGCTCGCGCCGCCAGACATCGTAGAGATGCTTCGCCTCGGCCCACAACTGGTCGATATTCTTGCGGAGCAGGTCGGTGTCGATCTCGCCGATGTTGCAGGCGATCGGCAGGAAGCGTCGGCCGCCCGTGCTGTCGCGCAGATACTCGACGTCATTGGTCGAGCCGATGAAGATGCACTGCCGATGGAACTCGGAAGCCCGCTTCGCGTAGGCCAGGCGGACCTTGTCGAAGGTGCGACTGACGAAGCCCTTGATGGTCGTGACCTCGGCCTTGCTGAAGCCCTGCAACTCGGGGATTTCGAGAATCCATGAGCCCTGCATCTTCTCGACCATGGCCTTTGTGTCGTGGAAGTCGCCTTCCAGTTCGGCAAACCAGTGCCGGGCCAGGATGTTGATGAAGGTCGACTTCCGTTTGCCCTGCAGCCCTTCCAGGATCGGCACGAAGTCGAACTTGTGGCCGGGCTCGAACACCCGAGTGACCGCGGCGAGCATCGTCAGCACGCCGGCCTCACGGTGGTAGGCGTTGTCCTCCGCACCGACATAGTCGACGAACAGTTTGGACACCCGGCGCTCGCCGTCCCAGACCAGGCCGGACAGATACTCGCGGATCGGGTGGAACTTATTTAGGTGCGCCACCTTGTCGAGCGCACTGCGCAGATCCCGGTCGCTGGTCTTCAGGGAGTAGCCACCCTGGCGGGTAGGGGCCTCGAGCACGACGCGGACACCGACGTCATGACTGTCGGACCACAGGTCGCCGTTGACCTTGTCGCGGACGTCCCAGATGTGCCCGTCCAGCTGGCGCACCGGCTTGGGTCCGGCCTTCTTGAGTTTGAATGATTTGGGCGTGCCGCGCTGCACGATCTCCTGGGTGAACTCGTTGAAGGCCATCACCCCGCGTGTGCGAGGGTCGTTGCGGATGATCAGTTCGACGTTGTGCAGGGTCGCCTTGATACCCAGTCCGTCCTCGGTCATCTGGAGGTAGGACTTCCAGTTCGGATCGAGCGGACCCAGACCAGACGCTCCATTTGCGCCCGGCGCGATCGAATCATCGGTGCCGAGAATGGTGTCCAGGTCGGGGTCAGTTGTTTTTGGCGACTCACTCAGCAGGTCGGAGAGGAAATCGTCGTCGAGCGTCGCCTGGGTCTTGGTGTCCAGCAATGCCAGAGCGGTCCCGGTGGTCGGCTCATCGACCTCGGCATCGCCGAAAAGGTCTTCCAGGTCGGCGTGATCGCGCTGCAGGCGGGCTTCACCTGCGGCTTTGATCAGCGTTGCCATTCGGACAGGGTTCTTGCGATCCTTGAACGACTTCCAACGGGTCTTCAGATCCTTGACGTCGAACTTGGCCGACTGCTTTGACCACTCGCACCAGCGTTCGAAGCCGAGTTGACTGCCTTCGTATTCGTGGTGCAGCGCCATGCCAGCCTGGACCCAGAGATCGTGGTCCTCAACCCAGTCCTCGGGCAGGTCTGCCAGTATTCGATCAATCTCAGCCTGGGTTAGTCCCATTGGCGCGGCTCGAACCGCCGCCATCAGATCATCGTGATCGTCCAGCGACAGATCGTCTTCGCGAGCACCCCAAGTCGCGATGTCTGCCTCTGAGACCACCGGGCCCAGGCCCATCTCGAGCAGATCCCATTCGATTTCTCGACCCCAGCGATAGTTTTCGCCTGTGTCCGGGTGAACCGAGGGCGGCAGGACGGCCTGTTTCGGGGCACCGTAGAGCGAGACTTCCCAGTCGCGCTTCTTCACATCCCTGCCCTTTTCAGGATCGAAGACCATCTCAAAGCCTTCGCTGTGGCCGAGACTCATCGATCGCAGGGGAACAGGCGTAAAGACATAGACGTGACGGCTCTCGCCACCCGAGCCGCTGATGACAAATGGTGCTTCGCGGGCCTCAGGCCAGTGCTTCAGTAGGCAAGCCCAGGCTTCCCTGGCGAGTTCAGGCTTGCGGATGTCGACGTCGAACAGATGCAGGTATCCGTAGGGAGTTCGGCTATGCTCACCAGGACGAATGCCGATGTTGAAGCCTGTCTGATAGTCGGCCTTGAGCGAATCGATCGTGTGTACCGGTGCCGTTTGCCAGTTGGTACCGACCGGCCGTTTCTTGCGACGATGCAACCAATGCACGGCGACGCCATGCTCGACGAGTCGTCGGGCGGCGAGCAGCACGTCGCTCTCTGAGGGGACACTTCCCATGCGGGATCAGGGCTCCCGGCTTACGAGAGCACGAACGAGATCAGATCCTTGGCCGTCAGTTCGCCATCCGACTTCTCGATCAGAAGGTTCGCGCCCTTCTGGCTCAGGAAGTCCCTGGTCAACCACTTGTAGACGGTGAACTTGTGGACGCCGATCGCGTCCGCGACCTTCTTGGGGCTGAGCCGGCCGCCTTCGACGTGCTGCGGCATCGCCTTCAGCAGCAGGGCGTAGAGTTTTCCGTCGTAGAACTTACGGGCGTCGGTGTTGGTGCTGCGCGGACGACCGCTCTTGATCGGTCCCGGCACAAGTTGGGTGGTCATGGATGGCCCTCATATCTCGCGACGTGGACCCTACACAGCACACTGGTTAAAATCAAACCAGTCGTGATAAATCGCACATTTGGGTTGAAAGTGTAGCGGCGACGTGGTTTGTTCCGGTCGTCGAGGCCCGGCAATCGGGCTGATTTTCAAACCCCGCCACCCGGAGACCCTATGTCCGATATCGCCAATCTGATCGCCGCTCTCGATCGCACCACCGCCTCCAACATCGCCCTGACGGCCGCCGTCGAGGCGGGCAACGAAGGCCGCGCCGCGGTCCTGGAAGTCGCCAAGGGCGCTTCGACCAAGCCCGCCGCCGCCAAGAAGCCGGCCGAGAAGTCCGACGACAAACCGGCCGCTACCGAGAAGGCCGATGCCCCCAAGGAAAATCCGGTCAGCGCCGCGATCGTCTCCTATCTGGACGGAATCGAGGGTGCCGAGCGCGATGCCCGGAAGGCCAAGGTCCAGGAAATCTTCGGCAAGGTCGGCGCGACCAAACTGTCCGAGATCCCGGCCGACAAGACCGACGTCGTCGTGCGGACGATGGAGAAGTTGATTGCCGCTGGCAACCTGATCCAGACCGAGACGGCGGACCCCGAGGACGACGATCTGCTGAACTGATCCTTCCGGCCCTGGTTCTGAAACCCCCGGTCGCTGCGGCGGCCGGGGCCACACCCAAGCGAGAGTGGCGCAGTGGAAGCGCATCCCCGTCACAAGGGGAGGGTCGTAGGTTCGAATCCTACCTCTCGCACCAAGTAGACGCTCAGATCGTGCGTCGGTGGCGCAGTTGGAAGCGCGTCGCTTTGACATAGCGAAGGTCGCAGGTTCGAACCCTGCCCGACGCACCATCTGAACGCCTCCGTTCACTCAAGGATTTTTGTCATGGAAGATGAGATCACAATCACTCGGGGTTCTCTGATTGCGGCCTTGCGAAAGTGGGGTGATGAGTCCCAGGCTGGCGATTGGCCGCAGCGAGCCGATGACCGGCGCTTTGCTGATACCGCAGACTATCTGATTGGTATGATGAGGGCGGATCGCGGCTAATGGCAGCCCACGCTCGCCTTGGACCCTCTAGCGCAGACCGATGGATGGTCTGCGCTGCGTCTGTTCGCCTGATCGAACGGTTGACTGCCGATGGCAAGATTGACCCACGCAGTTCGTCGGGCGCGGCGGACGAAGGCACTGCGGCCCACCAGATCCGCGGTGACGCCCTGGAACTGGGTTTGGACGCGTGGGATTTCATCGGGACGAAGCAGACCATCAATGGGGTCGACTACCTCTGCGATGAAGAAATGGCGGCACACCTTCAGCCGGGCATGGACTGGGTCAACGATCAGCCGGGCGATGTCATCGTCGAACACCGCGTAGACCTCGGACGCTGGATGCCTGGGCAGTTCGGGACGCTGGACACGGCGATCATCCAGAGAATGCGGCGTCGAGCGATCATTGATGATTTGAAGTACGGGGCGGGCGTCCCTGTTGATGCGATCGGCACTCGCCAGCTTCGCATCTACGGTATCGGTGTTCTTGATAACTTCGACCTATGGGACGACGTCGATGAGATCGTACTGGTCATCGATCAGCCGCGAGCGGGCGGCATGAAGTTCTGGACGCAAACGACCGAGGAACTGTTGGCGTTTGCGCATGAGGTCAAAGCCGCCGCGCTGCGTGTTGATGATCCCGCCGCTCCGTTCGTGCCGGGGGACAAGCAGTGCGGCTTTTGTCCGGCTAAGTGGGACTGCGAAGCCAGGCAGGACTGGATCATTGAAATCTCAGGTCTCGACCTGGATGACGATATCGCATCAGAACCGCAGTTACCGGCGAGGGCCAGAATCACGCCGGAGCGCCGATGGTGGATTGTGCGTCATTCGCACCTGGTCGAGCAGTGGTTCGCCAAACTTCATGAAGACAGCATCGCTGCGGCGAAAGCTGGGTCACCAGACCCAGGTTCCAAACTCGTGCTCGGGCGACGTGGCAACCGTCGTTACACGGATGAGCAGGCAGTCGAGGAACTGCTTGAGCCCGTTCTTGGCGACGATGCTTTCACGCGAAAAGTGCTTTCCGTTTCTCAGGTTGAAAAGCTATTGAAGCCTGGGCGAAAGAAGCCAGGGAATCCCGATGTTCTGTCGGCCCTGGACCGTCTCGTCACACAGGATGCGGGCAAACCCATCCTTGTGCCGGACACCGACGATCGGCCGGCAATCACGCCGTTCGATGACCTCCTAGATGACGACTGAAACCGGAAACCGAGAGACCGACATGGCAGACCAAAAGAACATTCGCCTCACCCTCAAGGATGTGCGCGGCTCCTTCCTGCACCTGATCAAACCCCAGGAGCGGAAGAACGACGACGACAAGTTGACCGGCTACGTCTTCAACGGCAACTTCCTGGTTCCGAAGGAAGTGGGCGGCGCCAAGAATCCTGTTGCCGAGGAAATCGCTGCGGCGATGAAGAAGGCGATCGAGGCGCGCTGGCCGGGCCAGAACAAGAAAATCCCCTCGACGGAGCGCTGCTTCGTCGACGGTGAGCCCAAGGACGAAGATTCCGGCGAGCGCGAGCCCCTGTATGAAGGCTACGAGGGCATGTACGTCCTGAAGGCCAGCAATGGCGTTTCGATCGAGGACTGGGAAGAAGAGAAGAAGAATCCTGTCCAACTGCTCGGTCCCCGCAAGGGTGCCGACGGAAAGTTCCCTCGCCTGAAGGGATCGGCTGCCGAGGAACTGTTCTACTCGGGCGCTTTTTACGACATCGTCGTGTCGATCTGGGCATACGACGGTTCCAAGAAGAACCACAAGAACCGGGTGTCCTGCACCCTGGAAGTTGTGAAGTTCAAGCGTCACGGCGACGCCTTCGGGGCCGGGCAGGTCAACGCCGAAGACTACCTTGACGAAGAAGATGACGACGGCCTGGACGACGTCGACACGTCCTCGGGCAGTGTCACCGAAGACGACGACCTGCTGGCATAACACCCGGTCGCCCGGCCGCTGAAGCAGCCGGGCGGTTTGGCTGCGAGTCGTGCCGGCTAGTAGTGGCGCATCAGCATGGCGCGACGAATACCGGGCCCCGACGCTAGACGATGGCAGGCGAGCCTCGAAAGCCCTGTTGTCCTTCCCTCGCACAAGTCCGCGACTCGCACCCTAACCGCCCGAGAAGAACGATGATCGACCAGGACACGCCCGAAATCTGCGCCGCCCGTGCCGCCGACCCCGTGTGGCGTGCTGAGCAGACACGCAAATCTGCTGAAGCCTTGGCACGGTTCGTGAAGCGTCGCGAGGAAGTCGGTATGCCGCTGGTCCCGAAGAAGGCCGGCGAAAGGTTCTGATGTCGGTCCTTTTCTGCGACATCGAGACTTACAAGAACTTCTACTACGTCGCTTTCAAACGCGAGCGCGACGGATATCGCGTGGGCTTCGAACTGAGCGCCCGATCGCCGGACCTCGACTGGCGCCGGATCGACAAGATCATGCGCAACAATCGCATCGTCACCTATAACGGCAACGGTTTCGACGTCCCGCTCGTCTACTATGCGATCCATTTGCTGAAGTGCGGTGAGAACGCGACCCGTGTCTGCGCCCTGGTCAAGGCAAAGGTCGACGCCATCATCAACGGCAAGGTGCGCTCCTGGCAGACCGAAGACCTGCTTGGGATCAAACTGCCGCGGCTCGACCACATCGACCTAATCGAGCCGCAGCCGAACGCGATCGCGAGCCTGAAGACGCTGAACGGACGACTCCACGGCAAGCGTATGCAGGATCTGGTTTATCCGCCCGAGACGATCCTGACCGAAGAACAGATGGACGCGACCGCCGACTACTGCCTGAACTCCGACCTGGACGCGACGCACAATCTTTGGGATGCCCTGAAGGAACCGCTCGAACTGCGGGTGGCTCTCGGCGCTGAGTACGATCAGGATTTCCGGTCCAAGTCGGACAGCCAGATCGGCGAAACTATCGTCAAGAAGCGGGTCGAAAAACTTACAGGTGCTCGGCTTCAGAAGGTCGAGACCAAGCCGGGTACGACTTTCCGCTATCCGGTTCCGTCTTTCATCCGCTTCGATATGCCGAAACTGCAAGCCATCCTCGAGCGCATCAGGGACGCCGAGTTCATCGTCGGGGCTGACGGCAAGACTGTGTCGCCGGACTGGCTTCAGGACATCCAGGTCACCATCGGCAGCACGGTCTATTCGATGGGCATCGGCGGCCTGCACTCGACTGAGAAAAGCCGCGTGGTCGAGAGCGACGAGGACTACGTCCTGATCGATGCCGACGTGACATCACAATACCCGAGCATCATCATGGCACTGGGCCTGTTTCCGAAGGCCGTCGGTCATCATTTCCTCTCGGTCTACAAGAAGATCAAAGATGATCGGGTCGCTGCCAAAAAAGCAGGCGACAAGGTCAAAGATAAGGGAATGAAGATCGCCCTGAACGGCGTCTACGGCAAACTTGGTTCGCGATATTCAATACTCTACGCCCCGCATCTTCTTATCGGCGTCACCCTAACTGGACAACTGACCCTTCTGATGTTGATCGAGCGCGCCGAAGCGGCCGGCGTTCAAGTCATCAGCGGCAATACGGACGGTGTGCTGTTCCGCTGCCCCCGCGAGATGTTTGATGGTGTCGGCACCGAGGGTCCGCTGAAAGATCGGCTGCTGCCGAGCGACTTGGCCAACATTACCGACGAATGGGAGCAAGCGACCGGATTCGGTCTCGAGTTCGCGGAATATGCTGCGGTCTATAATCGCGACGTCAACAACTACATCGCGATCAAAGCGAACGGTGGCCACAAACGCATCGGCATCTTCTGCAACCCCTGGAACCTCGACAAGAGCGACCGGGATGAGCGCAAGATGCTCATGAAGAACCCAACGGCGACGATCTGCTCGGACGCAGTTCTGGCGCTGCTAAAGCACGGCACGCCGCTCGCCGATACGATCTACGGCTGCACCGACATCACGCAGTTCGTTACGGTCATCAAAGCAGACGGCGGGGCAACCTGGCGCGGCTCGTATCTCGGCAAGACCGTGCGGTTCTACTGGTCGACAGACGGCGACCCGATCCTCAAGGCCAAACAGAACGTGAAGGGGAGGCACCCACAAGTGCCGAAGTCGGAAGGCGCGGCACCCTGCATGACGCTGCCTGAGCAACTGCCCGACGACATCGACTACGACCGTTACATCGCTGAGGCGAAGGAGATGTTGATGTCGCTGGGATATCTCGCCCGGCCCCCCAAGATCGTCCGCATGACCAAGGCGAACACCCTTCCCATCCTCATCGCATGGGCCCTGGTCTAGGTTTCACTTTTATCGGGAGATTCATTCAGTGCGTGAACAGATGATCGAAGACGGCCTCGTCAAGCATGGCGACAAGACCGGGTGGTTCAGCCGGAAGATGACTTACGCCGGTCGGCGCGGCTGTCGGGACCGCGACTTCTACGGCCACGGCCAGGTCGTGATGATGGAGATCAAGCGCCCAGGCGGAAAACTGTGCCCGCATCAGTCTCGCGAACGGGACCGAATGTCGGCCGCCGGGCTCAAGGTCCATGTGATCGACGACCTCGATCGCGGGATCGCGCTGCTGGATCGACTGGCCCGCCGCTGATGCTGACTAGGGTCGTTCATAAAGATCGGGCGCCGTTCGACGTCTATATTGGGCGCGGGTCAAAATGGGGAAATCCGTTCCGCATCGGGGTCGATGGTGATCGAAGCGATGTGATTGCGAAATACCGTACCTATCTCGCTCATCGCCCTGAACTCGTGGCGGATATCGCTACGCTACGGGGAAAGACCTTGGGATGCTTCTGTGCTCCTAAGCCTTGCCACGGTGACGTTCTCGCAGCCTTGGCGGAACATCCTGACATCGCGGATTTGCTATGCTGACCCGCGCCGATCTGCGCGTCTTCCAGCGGTTCTTCGTGGGTAAGATCAAGCAGTGCTTCCATCCTGACCATGTGAAGCGCCTGCCGGGTGTGATGCTGGCGCTCGAGCCGGGTGCGGGCAAGACGGTGACCGTCCTGACGGCGCTCCTGGATCTGCTGAATGGCTTCGTCATCCGAAAGGTGCTCATCGTCGCCCCCTTGCTTGTCGCGCAGACCGTGTGGCCGCAGGAGCCCGACGAATGGGAGCACCTGACCCAGCTGCGCCATATGATGCAGCTGCTGCGCGTCGAGGACGACGACCCGGATGTTAATGCGGCCGGCGACGCTGCCTACGCCGAGGCCCTGGCTCGTTATCAGGCTGAGTTCGAGTTGGAGCGGCAGTCCGAGATCATGTTGGGTGCCGCGAAAGGCTCGGCGCGAACCAAGGCTCGGGCAAACCTGAAAAAGTCTCCCGGCGAGCGCGCGGAACCTCATCGTCTCGAGGCCATTGCCGCGGCGAAGGCCGCCAAACTCGCCGCGCTCGCGAACACCGACGCCGAGATACACATCATCAACAAGGAAGGGCTCGATTGGCTCTGGGCGCATTTCCGCAAGGGGCGTGACTGGCCCTATGACGTGATGGTCATCGACGACTGTCGCGAAGGCCGATCAGGCAAGCGCCGGAAGAAGGGCGACAAGAACCAGCCGAAGAAGGGCCCCGCTCCGCTCTCTCGGTGGGGCATCATGGCACAGGCACGCAAGCGGATGATGGCGACGATCCAGTTGACCGGCACACCGACGCCGAAGGGCCTGCAGAATATGTGGGGCCTGATCTATCTGATCGATCTGGGCGAGCGACTGGGCGCGGCGAAGACGCATTTCCTGAACCGCTGGTTCAACATTGATCGCGACCGCCATCTGACGATCCCGCACGCGCATAGCTTCGGGGAGGTCATGGGCCGGGTGAAGGACATCATGTTCTCGCTCAACCCCGAAGACATGCCGCAGCTGCCACCCTACATCGTCGATCCGATCCGCGTGAAACTGCCGGCTACCGTGCTCGATCGTTACAAGCGCTTCAAGCGGCAGATGGTCTCCGAAGAATACGACGTCGAGGCCGTGAACGGCGGTGTCCTGCATGGCAAGCTGTTGCAGTTCGCGAACGGCTCCATGTACCGCGAGGCCGGCGACGACGTCTGGATTCACGACGTCAAGATCGAGGCCCTGAAGCTGCTTGTCGAGCGACTTGAGGGTACGCCGCTCCTGGTCGCCTACACTTATCAGTTCGACGCCGAGCGGATCATGAAGGCGTTTCCTGACGCCGTGCTGATGCGGCCCGAGAACGCCGTGAAAGTCACTCGCGACTGGAACGCTGATCGGATCGGGCTGCTGCTGGCACACCGGGCGTCGGCCGGGCACGGGCTGAACCTGCAGAAGGGCACAGGCCATATGTGCGAATATGGCCTGACGTCGGACGCCGAACTCTATTTGCAGTTCCTCAAGCGCCTGCTGCGCCCTGGCCGGCGCGATCCGGTGTTCAATCACGTCATCATCGCTGAGGGGACGATTGATGACGAGGTCTTCCCGAAATACCTGGACCCCAAGATCGCTGAGCAAGTTCGAATCATGCAAGCAGTGCAGGTCTCATTCGGTGGCGATTTGGTTGACATCCTCTCCTGAGACGCAGTCGCGAATCGGTTTGACAAAGTGACATTTGTCATTCAAAAAGTGAAAGTCATCCACAGCGAAGCGCCAAAATGAAATCCCCATTCAGAAAGCCGACCGCCTCCCCAGCGGTCGTCGAGCCAGCAGCCCCTCCCAAGCGGGCCACGGCATATCCGCACAAGGATTTCGCGAAGCGATTCCAGACCGCGACGGACGGCAATCCGCATGTTCCGCCGCCGAACTTCGGTCGCTTGAAGTGGTTCGTCACTGAACTCGAGAAGCACGGAGTCAAGTCCACGCCCGAGACCGTGCGCAAATGGTTCGCCGGACAGGGCCTCCCGCGGCACGGAACCATGAAGGCCCTTGCGATCATTCTGCAGGTCGACGAGGCATGGCTATCGCTGGGCCGCGCGCCCGAGATCGACGCGCGCCAGCAGAAACTCAGGAATGCCGAAGCGGACGGCGTGGTCAATGTGGTCGCAGGCTTCGTTCAGATGTGCGGCGGGAACCCGGCTTTCCCTGAGCGGGGCGACAAGAGGGCCGCCCGTGAGCATATCGACATCTACGCGATCATCCGCGGCGCGCAGTATGCCTTCCACGTCGCCCTGGAGAGGGATGGGCATTTCGCGGTGCCCCATGGTGCAGGGGATACGTTCGTCATCGGCGTGGTGAGAACCGGCGACCTGGCCGTCAGCATGTTCGAGATCGATGCTGAGGCCCTGTCGAACGGGAAGCGCAAGGGCGGTTTCACCGAGGTCGCCGCATCCAAGGATCTGCGGCCGATCACGACATTCACCGAGCGCCTGTAAGGCTTCGGCTATCACATTCGGGTTGAAAGTCCCACCGAACGTGCGTAGGGTCTCCGTTCACACCGGAGATCGCCAACTTGCGTTTTGGGTCAATTTGCTCAGGTATCGAGGCCGCCTCTGTCGCGTGGTACGACCTGGGGTGGGAAGCTGCATGGCTTGCCGAGGTCGACGTCGCGGCCTCGCAGGTGCTTGCCTATCGGCTGGGGGCTACTGCACCACTGCATCCTCTTGATCCTGATGAGGTCGGCATCGACGAAAAGGTGCGCAAGGAGCGGCGTGCCGCCATCAGGGCTGCCGCTCGTCTCGAGTGGGGCAATCGCATCAACAACTACGGCGATTTCACCGTCCTGCCGGCCATGGTGCGCGCCGGACTGGCCGAGGCACCTGAGATGCTATGCGGCGGAACGCCGTGTCAGGCATTCTCGGTCGCCGGTCGCCGCGAGGGTCTGAGCGATGCCCGTGGCCAACTCACTCTCTCATTTGTGGATCTCGCTGATGCCATCGACCAACGACGCGCCGAGCATGGCGACGACCCCTGCATCGTCTACTGGGAGAACGTGCCGGGCGTTCTCACATCCAAGGATAACGCCTTCGGTTGCTTCCTTGGCGCTCTTGCCGGCGAAGACGTGCCGCTCGAACCGCCAAGGGGTCGGTGGGCGGACGCTGGTGTTGTGCTTGGACCCGAAAGAGCAGTCGCGTGGCGAGTCGGAGACGCCCAATATTTCGGCTTGGCCCAACGACGCCGTCGTGTCGTCGTTATCGCAAGTGCTCGTGAGGGGTTCGATCCCGCCGCAATACTTTTTGAGTTCGAAGGCGTGCGCCGGGATTCTCCGCCGAGCCGAGAAGCGGGGGAAGGCGTTACCCATCCCGTTGCTCCGTGCCTTACAAGCAGCGGTCGCGGAGTCGAGCGATGCGGAGACCCCCGAGGACAAGACCCCGTGGTCGCCTGCGAACGAGACGGACCTGGACGAACTGCTCGGATAGACGATCTTGCTGATCTGATCGACACACACACCTATGCCCGCCGACATGGTGGGACGGTTCGCCTGTGAGCCAGACCCTCGACGCGGTTCTCTACAAGGGCCAGACCATGCCCGAGAAGAACCGCTTTCCGGCGGTTCTGCAGCCGGTGAAGTCGTGATGGCTTTCGGCGGCAATAACCAGTCCGGGGCCATCGTCGTCGCTACTGCGGTCAACGCCCACGGCGGGCCGCACGGTCGCCTTGATTTCGAGAGCGAGACCTTCGTCCTGAGCCCGATCCAATGACAATCGTCTCTACCCTCGACGCCAGTTTTTCGCGGCTGCAGGGCTGTTCAGGCCAAGATGCCAACCACGGTCATTCGCATCTTGTCGTCCAGTCGGTTGCACTGCGCGGCCGAGATGGTGGGGCGACGGCAGAACTCGGCGGCGACGCGGCCTACGCATTGCGGGCGGCGAAAGGCGGCGGGAGCGATCCGTATGTCCTGGCACCGATACCGATCTTGGAGGCTGGTGCCCGAACGGGCACCAGCACGACCGACCTGCGAGCAGGTATGGGGGTGGGGCAACCCGGCGATCCGATGTTCACGCTCCAATCAGGAAAGCAGCACGCCATCGCCTTCTCATGCGAGGACTATGGCGCGGACGCCGTCGAGGACATTGCCCCGACGATGCGTGCGATGGGCCATAGCGGTTCTCATGCCAATGCAGGGGGCCAACTGGCCATATGCGTCACGGAACCCGTGACGCATACCTTGAAGGCTGAGGGTTTCGACGCGAGTGAAGACGGGACCGGGCGCGGCCAACCGATTGTTGTCCACGGAACCCAAGACCCCTGTGTGTCCGATATCGCCTTCGCGCTGGGACGCAACTTCGGTCAGGAGAACGCCTGCCTGCAAACCACCATGGCTGTCCGCCGCCTGATGCCGATCGAGTGCCACCGCCTGCAAGGTTTCCCCGACGACTGGTGCGCTGTGCCGATCAGAGGGAAGATTGCGGCGGATGGACCCCAGTACAAGCAACTCGGCAACTCCTGGGCCGTGGATCATGCCCGCTGGGTCGGTTCTCGGATTGCCAACTGGCTCGCCTCGAACCCGTCGCGCCCGGTGATCGAAATGCGCCTCGATGAAACCCTGCTCCTTTGGGCGATGGTGGAATGATCATCGCCGCTACCGGACACCGCCTCGAAAAGCTAGGCGCCCACGATCAGAAGACCCGATTGGCCCTGGGCGGACTGGCGACTGAATATCTGTCTCGCGAGCAACCGCGAAACGTGATCGTCGGTATGGCGCTGGGTTGGGACCAGGCGGTTGCCGGCGCAGCTGTGGCACTACGGATTCCCTTCATCGCGGCGATCCCGTTCGAGGGTCAGGACGGCCGCTGGCCCGCCGAAGCCCGGCACCGATACGCCCGGCTGCTGGAATGCGCTCAGCGGGTCGAGAGCATCTCCGAACTGCAATACGGCACGAGCCACGAGGTCAACGTCGCCATGCAGGCGCGGAATGAGTGGATGGTCGACCGGGCGACGAAGATGGTCGCGCTGTGGGATGGCTCCTGGGGCGGCACGTTCAACTGCATCCATTACGCCCGGAAGAAGGGCGTGCCGTTCGACAACCTGTGGCCCCGATGGACTTTGCCCGAAGACGTGCGGGATCTGCTGGGCTAACCTAGCGAATGGGGGTGTCCGCGTCCCACATTTCGTCGGTTGGAGCCATGATATCTATGCCATCGGGAACAGTCATGGTGCCCGCCAGTTCCTGACGAAGATTGGCCAGCCAGTTCGGCAAATGGTCCGAACTGGCTGGCCA